AGTTTTGGATGAATCTCCAGGCGAACTATGACCTCGAGCGGGCCGAGGACGCGCGAGGCCCCAAGATTACCGGTCGAATCCGGCCCCATCGGGCAGCCTGACGAGGTGGTGGCGGGAGTGGGGGTCGGAATCCTGCGGGGCGCTGATTCCATGCAAGTTGTTGATTCTCCGATTCGCGCGATGCCGATGATTCGCTCCGTTGGCGGGTTCTCTGTACAAAATCGTGTACAGGGCGTTTGGTGATACTCTGGCAGTTTAATGAACCGCCTCTACTACGGCGACAACCTGAGCGTTCTGCGCGGGTGCATTGACGACGAGAGCGTGGATCTCATCTACCTCGACCCTCCATTCAACAGCCGTCAGGACTACAATGTCCTCTTTCGTGGGAACACCGGCGAGCAGTCGCGCGCACAAATCCAGGCGTTCGACGACACCTGGCACTGGGGCGACGAAGCGGAGTTGGCGTTCGACGGCGTGATGACAAGCCAAAACTCGGACGCGGCGGAGATGCTGCGCTCGATGCGGTCGTTCCTGAAGGAAAACGACATGATGGCGTATCTTGCCATGATGGCGGTGCGCCTCGTGGAACTGCACCGGGTTCTCAAGGGAACGGGAAGCCTGTATCTACACTGCGACCCGACGGCTTCGCACTATCTGAAAATCCTCATGGACGCCATCTTCGGGCCGGAGAATTTTAGGAACGAAATAATCTGGAAACGCACGTCGTCCCACGCGAACGTCATCCAGAAGTTCGGCGCCGTCCACGACGTGATTTTCTTCTACGGAAAGTCGGATACTTTCACGTGGAACCAGCAGTATTCGCCTTACACACCGGAGTACGTCGAAACGTTCTTTGACCAGGCCGACGAGGAGGGAAGACGCTACTTCCGGCGCGACCTCACGGCCTCGATGTCGAGGGCTTCGACGGGACAGCTGTACGAATGGCACGGAGTGAAACCGCCACCATCGAGATGCTGGGCGATGGCGAAAGAGAAGATGGACGAGCTTGAGAAGGCAGGACGAATCCATTGGCCGAAAAAAGAAGGTGGCATGCCGCGGCTGAAGATGTATCCCGAGGATTCGCCCGGCGTGCCGATTCAAGACATCTGGACGGACATCGGGACGATGCACAACCTCTCTTCGGAGCGGCTTGGCTATCCGACCCAGAAACCGCTCTCGCTTCTGGGACGCATCATCGTTTCAAGCTCGAACGAAGGCGACGTAGTCCTTGACCCGTTCTGCGGATGCGGGACGACCATCCATGCGGCGCAACGGCTGAAAAGGGAATGGATCGGCATCGATGTCACACACCTGGCCATATCCCTCATCGAAAAACGGCTGAAGGACGCGTTTCCGGGCATCAAATATGAGGTCCACGGCACGCCCAAAGACTTGGAGGGGGCGCGCGACCTGGCGGAACGGGACAAATATCAGTTCCAATGGTGGGCGGTGTCGCTCGTGAACGCGGTTCCGTTCGCCGGCAAAAAGAAGGGCGCGGATTCCGGCATCGACGGTCTCATCTACTTCAAGCCGGACGGCAAGACGACAGAGAAAGCCATCGTCTCGGTGAAGGGCGGTGAGAATGTCAATGTCGCCATGGTCAGAGACCTGGCGCATGTCGTTGACCGTGAGAAGGCGAAGATTGGCATCTTCATCACGCTCGCGGAACCCACCGGGCCGATGAAAACCGAAGCGGTGAAGACTGGATATTACGAGGCGCGATATGGGAAGTATCCCAAGGTGCAGATTCTGACTATACGGGAGCTTTTCGACGGAAAGCAACCAAACATCCCGTTGATCGACTCGGCGAGTTTCAAGAAGGCCGCGAAGGAGAAGGTTGGCGAGCAAGACATCCTTTTTTGACGGTTTTCACTTTTTTCCGGCGAAAATACTCCCTTATAGGGAAGAATCGGGGAAAGAGAAAAATACTTGTTGTTATTAGCTCTGGGGATAACCGGGCGTTCTCGGGTTGGAAGCCCCGTCTTCTTTGGGTTTCCACATGTGGACAAGGTGTGCGTTCGCTGCGGTAAGGTGTGCGTAACCCGAAACCTTGACGGACGTTGTAGTGTGTGAGCTAGCAGAAAACAAAACCGACGGGTTTGTACCGCAGACCGAAAGGCGCGGTTTTTTATTGGACGATTCCGAGAATCTTGGCGCACGACCACTTCCACAGATAGCCGTTCTCCACGGCCCAAAGCATCATGGGAACCGTCGAAGTCGGCGACATCGGATCGCCGGACAGCCCAGACTTTTTTTCAAAGAACTGCCACGTCGAAGACTGCACCTGTCCGTCGCCGTAAGAAAAGGCGTGATTGCTGTCCAGATGCTTCACGCTGACGCACTGGCTTTCACAGGCGATGAGATGGGCCACCACGTCGGGTGCGAGGTCGCCTGGCACATTTTCGCCCTTTCTGAACGATTCTAGGGGCCAAAACGGGCGGCTCCCGGATTGATTCACCAGTTTGTGGGCCTCAACGAGGATAGAACCCGTTTCAGAGGGCTCGGATTCGACCAGATTTGCCGTCTGGCGCGCGGCGGAAGCCGTGACGGGGTAAACCGCCCATGCGCCTTGAAGGATGACTGCCAGACCGAAGAATACGAGATAGAGGGGAAACCATGACTTTATGTGTTTCAAATTGCTGCGGGGACGGCCCCGCCGCCCATTTGGGCATCACCGGCATTGAAGCGGTGAGGGTTAGTTTGGCCGACGCCTATAAGCATGGAAAGTTTGGGCCGAAAGGTCAAACCAAGTTACGCACAGGGCAAAAAAGGGCCTCGCGCGAATGTGCGAGGCCATGCTGTCGCTCTAATCTCCGCAGAGGGGCGACTGGCGAACCTTGAAGGCGACGGTGAGGATTTCGGGCGTGAGCGTGTCCTGCGTCACCACGTCCCAGTATTCGTTGCCGCAGAGCGTGCACACCTTGCACACGAGCTCGACGCGCGAACCCCACCAGAGGACCGTGTCGCCGGGCTTCACGGATCGGCCGCAAGGCGTTCCTTGGCCTCGGCTAAAGCGATTCTCGCCTCCCGTTCCGTCCAAGGTTCCGCCTTGGCAACGAGCATTTCGGCAACGTAGGTCGGCGCGCCGCACGACGGACAGCGGGCCGGAACGACAAGGGGAAAGCGCAAAAAGCAGTTCTGACAGTGCGTGCGTTCCATTTCATTGCACCTCCTGGAAGAACCTCCCCAAATCGGCGGTCGCCTTGTACAGCGGGACGGGGTCGAGGAGCTTGAAGCTCGACGTGAAGGCGTTCTGGAGGGAATACGCCGTGCGGGGACGGAAGTCGTCGTAGGCCGGTTCGCGCCACTGCTTCCACACCTCTTTGGCGATGTCCTTCGGGCAGTCGAGCTGGTCCTCGATGAACGCCCTGAAGATGGTGAGCCGGGCCTGGTCGTCGGATACCTGTATCCCCTTCCACGCCTCGACCTGCAGCTGCATCGGCTCGAAGCCGCGCTGGGCCTCGTCGATGCCGATGGAGATGGCGTTCTTCAGGTTCAGGTTCTTGCTGTGCTTGGCCAATACGATGTTGAAATCGCCGGCGAAGGACAGGTTTGAGCAGACGAAGATGCGCATCCCGACCACGATGGAGAGCCGGAACTGCTTGCTGTGCGAGTTGCGGACCCCCAAAGCGAACTGGGCGCCCGTGATGCCCTGGTCGAGCGTCATCACGCCGAAGAAGTTCTTGCCGTCCTTCGTGACGGCGTATTCCTCGGAAGCGATGGCGATGTGGCGGAAGCCGAGCTGTTCTTCGAGCGCGTTCACGATTTCGACGTGCGGGATGACCTGATGCGTGAGTGTGGACGGCGGGGACGGGACGAGGGCGAGCTCCTGCCGCGTGAGTTTTCCGCTGGTATCGCTCCCAGCGATGAGCGTCGTTTCCATGAAACCTCCTGTGAAAGAGCTGATTGGGATTCGTGAACCCCGAGCCGAAGGCGCAAGAAGTAAAGGTCGGGAGGGAAAATCATCAAGAAAACCCCCCAGAAACTCACGCCTCCGGCTCGGGAACCGCGAAGGTTCCCGATGCCGCTACGGCTGCGGAGGGGCGTACTTGCCGAGCCCGCGCGACTTCATGAAGTTGGCGCGCGCCCATGCCCACGCCTGCCAGACGCCGAACGCCACGATGAACGCGGCGTTGATGAAGACGGTCGCGCTCTCCGGCGCGATGTTGACTCCGAAGAACGAGAGGACCGGGATGATCAGCGCGACAAGCGAGATGAGGCGCTGCGCCACGCCCTGTCCCGTCGAACTGACCCACCAGGGATATTGGTTCATGGTTTCTGATTTTTTTGCGACCTTTTGGTTATCGGGAGAGAAGTTTCAGGAAACACTGCCAGCAGACGAAGAGGGTTATGCGGTAGGGAAAGGCATCATCGACGTACTTGCACACCGTCCGGCACGGCTTTCCGCATTCGTCGCACGCCTCCATGGTTCAAAGGGAACCGAGCTCCTGCTTCACGAGCCCGACCGCCTGCTCGATGTCGTTCAAAATCGTTTGGATGATGGACGCCTTCTGCTCGGGCGTGAGCGTCGGATGCGTGGCGACGGCCTGCACGCTCGGCGGGATGTCCACGGCCGTGCCGCTCTCGAAGAAGAACTGCGGCGTGACGTACTGCTTCGCTATCATCTTCACGGCGAACTGCGGATTCGGGTCGGCGGAGTCGATGACGCGGATGTTGTTTTCGTCGTATCCGTCGGCGCAGACGAAGTGCCCGTACTCGGGCGTCGTGAACGTCGGCGCCGAAGTCCCCCAGAACCCGTCGTCGCATTTGACGAGCAGGAGCGCCGCGCCGTTCTGGTAGATCGTCTGGCAGATGGACTCGAAGTCCGTATTGCCGAACGCGTAGGACTGGATGGCCTTCGGCTTAGCGTTCGCCGTCATGTCCGGCGTGACGGCGGAAACCTCCGAATAGGCCGGAAGGGGAAGCGTGACGTCGTTCTCAAGCGGCTCGAAGTCGTCCATGCCGTCGTTCTGCTCGGACTTGAAGATGAAGCGCATGTCGGTCCCGTTTCCGAGCGGGATGCCGTCGATGGCCTTGATGCGAATCCAGGAGAAGCGGGGAGTGTAATGCGGCGCAAGGGACGGGTTTTGGAGATGGTCAAGGACGGCCTTGAAATGCGACGACGCGTGCGCGCCGCACGTCGGGGTCTGCCCTTGGAAGTTGCGGACGAGCCACGAATCGTCGGGCAGGTATGTCGTCGGTATCGAAACCGGCGCTTGGACGGTGCCGAGAAGGATGTCCCGTTCGTCCTTCGGGCGTTGGATGGCGCCGAGCTTGGAGTAGTCCATGATGGTTATAATTGTGAGTTTTTTTCCGAATTTGTCGAGACAAGTTATGCACTCCCCTCCCCCGCATTGGCCTCGCTTTTCCGCGGTGGGGGAGTGGTTAGGGTGACGCCGTCGGTAGGGGATAGGGGACTACCTTCCAAACACCTTCGCCGCGAACCACGTCACAACGACGGTGACGACGGTGACGACGACCTGCCAGAAGGCGGAGATGCCCTTGCGTTCGCCTTGAAGCGTGTTCTTCGCGGTCTCCAGGGAACGGATGCGTTTCTCGTGGTCCGTCTGTCCGTCGAGAAGGATCTTGTGGGACGCGCTGTGCTCGCTGATATAGGTGCCGAAATCGTCCTTGTTCAGCTTCTCGTTCTCCAAATCCGTCACGCGCGCCGCCACGTTGTCCTTCAGCTCCTTGATGTCGGCGAGGGCGCGGTCGAGTTTCGCTCCGAACTCGGCCTTCATCGCTATCAGGATGTCGTGGTCGGATTGCGGGTCCATGGATTCTAGTTGGTGGTTACGGTCCAGTTCGCCGCCGGGACGCTGCCGAAATTCCCCTCGGTGAGGGTCGGGATGAACGCGTAGGTCGTCCCGCCGACGACGAACTGGATGCCGTACTGGCCGAGCACCTGGAAGCTGTCGGTCGTGGTCGCGGCCGGCGAGGTCGCCGAGATGTAGAGGTCGAGGACGTCGCCCGCGGCGCACTGGAAGTCGCCGAACGTGAGCCGCGTGTCGCTGGTCTGGACCGTGCCCTGCGACGCGACCTGGACGCCGTTCTGGTACAGATACGCCTCCGCCGCGTCGCTCCCGTTGTTGGTCCGCAGGTTGCAGTTGAACGTGTACCGTCCCGCCACGTTGCAGGTGAACGTCTTGACCTTCACGGGCGTGACGCTGCTCGTCGCGCGCGACGTGGTGGCGTCCTGGAGGACCGGGCCGCCGCCGCCGACCGTGGTCATGACGAACGCCTGCGGGATGGCCCACTGCGGATTCGCGCCCGCGCCCTGCGTGAGGAGTGCCTGGCCCGACGTTCCCGCAGGGAGCCGCGCCCATGCGGAACCGTTGTAGTAGAGGATGTCCCCCTGCGCTTCGCTTCCGGGATCGAGGAGAAAGAGTCCGCTCGCAATCTGCGCCGTGCTTGAGATGTAGCCGCTCTTGCCGACTATCGGCCGTACGTCGTTCAGGACGTATCCCTGGCCCGTCTGCTGGTTCTCGTTGTCGTAGATTCCCGTCTCGCCCACGACGTTATAGACCTCGCAGATGACCACCTTGTTCGCCGGATAGGCCGGCGCGACGGGCGACGATGCCTCGGTTCCCGTCACGACGGCGATGCTGCCGCTCGAATCCGCCGTCACGATGTCGATGCGCGGATTGGAAACAGGTGCGGTGAAGGTGGGTGTCGAGCCGCCCAAGAAAAGAACGCGGGTCGCGCCGACATAGTACGTCCCGTCCTCGACGTAGAGCTGCATCGTCTGCGCGGTCCAGTTCGCGCCCGTGACGGTCGTGCTCACGGTGAAAGAAGTGAGATTCGAGGGAACGCCGGTGAGATTCTTGTTGAGCGAGAACGGCGTGATGGTCGTTCCGCCGGACGGGAGCGAATAGCCGCAATACTGCAAGAGCTGCTGGTTCGCGGCGGTCGCGGCGACCTGGTTCGCGTTCGTGACGTTCGGGTGGCGAAGGAAGGTGAAGGTCGCGGCGGCGGTGAGCGCCGCGCTTCCCTGGATGAGAACGTTGTTCGCCGTCGAGCCGATGGTCGAAACGTAGGTGATGACGACGGCCGTCCCGTTGACGGTGAGCGTCAACGTCTGGCCGTTCGTCGGATTCGTCGGCAATGCAATCGCGCCGAGCTGCTGGTGTGGTAGAAGGAAACTGCCGCCCCTCGCGTCGTCGCGGCGGGTGTTCTGATCGGTGGCAAGGATGTTCTGTACGCCGATCGGTTGGGATTTCATGGATGATTAAAATGTAAAATCCGTTTCGACGGTCGTATCGCTTCCGGCCGATTTCGAGTACGGACTGGAGAACAGCGCGTGGTTGAACATGTTGCCGCTCCCGATGGCGCTTGAACCGCCGAAGAACGTGCCGAACTCGTAGTAGGTCGTGTTCGCAAGCACGGCGTCGGGGAAAAAGAACTGAATCTGGGCGGTGTTGAATCCGTTGTCGATGGCATTGGAGACCGCGGCGCGGTTCGTTGGTGCCGTGAGCGCGATGTCGGCGTTCGTGGGCGCCGTGCTGCCCGTGCCTATCTCGCCCCATTGGATGCCCAGCGGGAAGTTGTTCGAACCGTTGTACGCGCTGATGAGGTACTGCACCAGGATGTCGAGCCCGTAGCCGGACGAATCGACGATGAGGTTCTTCTGCTCGACCTCGATTTTGCCCTTCAGGAGGAGCGCCTTGGCCTCTTCGGTTCTCCCCTCCTGCATCAGCTCTTTCCACTTGTCGATCGTGCCGGCGGGATGCGAACGGACGACGACCTTGCCGGACACGCGGGCGGACTCCTGCACCTTCATCGTGGGTTCGTTTTCCATGGGGATGTGAGGCGGGGCGGTTTGTCTGAATTATAGCTACGAATACACGGCGAAGCCATAGCGGGCCTGTGGAGAAGTCGGACCGTACTGGTAGGGTCGCGTCCCTGCGCTCGCGGAAAGGACGTCGGACACGGTGACGGATTCCTCGATGACCTCAAGGTTCTCGTTCACGGTGTTCGCGCCCACGTCCGTCTGCGACGCCTCCTGCTGCAGGACCGTCGTCATGAGGTCCGTGAAGGTCACGTTGTCCGAGCCGATGCACTCAAGCTGGTACTGGAGCTGTCCGTTCGCGCCCGGCACGAAGACGGTCGCCTCGATGCGCTTCACGACCAGGGGGTAGTTCGTGATGCCCATCGCGGGGATGTTCGCGATGACGGTCTGCCCGATGCGGCATCCGGGGACGGTCGTCGTTACCTTGAGGTCGTAGACGGGGTGCCCGAACTGGAGTATCTGCGCCTGCGCCCGCAGCAGGGCCTCCTGCACGCTCGTGATCTTCGAATCGACGATGACGCCTTCGCGGACGCCGTACGACGCGATGCTCGCGGAGTTGCGGGCGTTCGCCACGATGGGCACCTGCGCGTTGCCGTAGATGAGCACGGTCTGCCCCGCCGCGGGCGCGCCGGCCGTGAACTGGATGTCCCGGTCCGTGGAGCTGTACAGCACCTGCACGGTCGAAGGGTTCGTGACCTGGTTCAGGATGCCGACGGTCTGCGGGACGCCGTTCAGGGTGACGGATATCGTGCTTTCGGTGTAGGCGTAGGACGTGGGGAACGACTGCTGGACGCCGTCGGTCTTGTAGGAGTCGATGGTGTTCAGCGCCGTGAACGTCTTGAGGTACGTGCCGCCGATGACGTACACGCTGTTCTGCATGTTCGTTATCTGGAGGTCGATGTCGAGGGAGTTCCAGAAGATGTCCGAGCCGGTCTTGCCTCCCGTCGCGTTGATGGTGATGGGGGCGAGGCCGCCGTCGCCCGCGGCCCCGCCTCCCGCGCCGTCGTCCACGTCCCCGAGGAAGAAATGCAGGTGTTTGTTCGGGTCGATGTACCAGTCCCAGCCGATGAGCTTGGCGAGGGACTGGAGCGCCTTCGAGGGCTGCTGGTAGTTGAACTGGATGGTCGGGATGTCGAAGTTGCCGACCTGCACGTAGCCGCCGTCCGCCACCGTCGCCGCCGTGATGCCCGTGCCCGAGCAGAAGCTCTCGATGATGTCGATGGCGATGGCGGACGGGTCCACGCCGGAGTAGTTCTTCTTGACGAGCGTTCCGTCCATCACGAACCCCCAATCGGTCGCCGAATACTGGTAGGTGACCATGAGGCCGGCGATGACCGGCTCCTGCTCGGTGAGGACGCCGCCCCACACGATGCCGCTCGAATCGTACAGGAGTATGGTGTCCCCGATGGCCGGGAGCGTCCCCATGTTGGCGTAGTTCTGCCTGAGGGAGAACTTGAGCGTCCCGGTCTCCTTCGTGAGGCACGAAACCGCGTCAACGGATTTCCAATCGACGTAGCTGCTGATGTCTGTTCCGTTGTCGAGGAGGCGGACGGGGTTCATGGCCTACGATTGGTAGTTCTTTACGCGGATCTGCGTCAGAATCTGCTTCGCGAGCGCGTTGCCGATGAGCGTCGCGCCGTTCTTGTCGAGGTAGTTCCCGCCCTGGATGTAAATGTTGATCTGCTGGCCGCCGAATCCCCCGCCCGCGCCCGCGAGCGACGAGAGCGGCATGACCGCCTCCGGCCCCTGCTCGCCGATCATGGCGAGGACGGGGTTGTAGACGACGCCGCCGGCCGCGAGCATCGGGATGTCGGGGATGCTGAAGCCGAGGTCCACGGCGGGCGTCCCGAGCTTCGTTCCTGGAATGGTGATGGCGGGGATGTTGATGTGCAAAGAGTCGAGCGCGTTGATGAAAATGTTGATGCCGGAGATGATGTCGTTCACGCCCGACTTGACGGTGTTCTTGATGGTCGCCCACGTGTTGGTGAGCATGTCGCCCATCAGCGTCCACCCGTCGTTCCACGCGGCGGCGACGGCCGACATCGAGGAATCGAAGAGGGCCTTGATCCAGTTCCACGTCGTCGTGAAAAAACCCTTGATGGATTCCCAGATCGCCTCGATGTCGGCTTCAATGGACTGCCAGTTCGCGATGATGACGGCGGCGAGGAGCGCGACCAGCCCGATGAGCAACGTGAATGGACCGCCCAAGAGCGCGACGGCTATGGCCACGGTGCCGAAGATGACGAGGAGCGAACCGAGAAGCGTGACGAGGCCGCCGAGGATGCCTACGAAAAGGATGATGGTCTCCGTCAGCTTCTGGTGCTTCTGCGTCCAATTGTCCACCGCGTCGATGACCTGCACGAGGACGCCGAGGAACTGCGTGAGCATCGGAAGTTGCGTGCTCCCCATGTCGGAGAGCAGCTTGTTGAAGCTCTGCATCGCCACGGCGACCGAACCCGAGAGGGTCTCCGCGTATGCCTGCGCCTGCCCGTTCACCGCGCCCTGGACGGCGTTCAGGGCGTCCATGCCGGAGAGCCCGTCCTTGATCTGGATGCCGTAGGTGGCGAGCGCGCGGCCCTGCCCCTCCATGGCGAGGATGACCTGGTTCGTCGCGGTCCCGAGATCGAGGTTCTTCGCGCGTGCGAGGTCCATCGCGGCCTGGTTCACCTGCATCGCGTCGCTGACGCTCTTGGTGGCCGTGAACGCCTGCTTAAGGCTGTTGGTGCTGTCCTCGACGGAGAAGCCGAGGGAGACGTTGGCCGTCGCCTGGGCTTCGAGCTGCGCCACGATGGCGGATGCGGACTGCCCGTTGAGGTTCTGCGAGTTCGTCAGCATGTCGAGCTGCTGCTGGTACTTCGCCATGTTGACCTGGTCGGTCGCTATGTCCGTCGCCGCCTTGGCGTGGGCCGCCGCGACCGCTTCCGTGGTTCCCGTGTTCTTGTCGAGCGCGGCGTTCGCCTCGTCGATGGAGGATTTATAGCCGTTTATCTTGTCCTGCAAAAACGCGACCTGGGTCGCGTACGACTGGGTCGAGGTGCCGGCGCCCGCCATGGCGTCCGTCACGGCCTGCTGCAGGCTGTCCTGCGATTCCTGGACGCCGGCGGCGGAGTAGACGATGCCGCCGTAGGCCGCCTCAAGGGCGGCTCCCATCACGGCGAGCTGCGTTCCGGCCATGAGCGCCTGCTGCCCGACCTGTTGCAGGTTGTTCTGGGCGCCCGTAAGGGCCGCGGCCGATTCATCGACGGCTTGGATAAGGATTTCGAGAATCGACTGCGTGGTGGCCATGGATGGAGGGCGAAAGGCTACGGGTTAGATTTGAGCCACTTCTCCAGCGACCTGTTGGCGCGGTTCGCGACGCGAAGGAGCTTCACGACGAACACGACGCCGACGGCGGCGAAGAAGGCGAGCAAGAAGATGACTGCGGCCATTGATGGTGATGATTTTTGGTTTGCGGCCTTTTGCACTAACACTGCCTCATAATCGGCATTTTGGCAAGGTCAGTCCTTGGCGTTCGCCCGGCGGTTCGCCTCCTCCGCCTCCTCGCGGAGCATGGAGAGTATGGTCTTCACGAACCACGTCGGTTGCGACTGGTATTCCTGCCACGTCCATCCGTATTCGCGGCAGACGAGGGCCGCCGACTGCACGGGATGAAGCTCGGCGCGCCCCAGGGCGAAGAACTCGTGCCAGCGGAGGTCTTCGCCGTCTAAAAATTTCCGTTGGCGAGGCCCTGGACTTCCTTCAGGATGAACGCCTTCTCGGACGCGGGAAGGTCCTGCATCCGTTCGAATATGTTCTCGGCGCTTCCGTCGAACGAGACGACCGCCGCCTCGATGAGCTTGTTGTTCCGCTGGAGCGCCATGACCATCGGTATCTTCGCGTCCTGGCCCGCCTCGCGGTCCTTGAAGAGGTCCGTGAGCACGGCGTCCACCTCGCGGCCGGTGAGGTAGCTCTTGACCACCGCCTTCCGTCCGCCTGGGGTCGTTATCTCTTTCGTTTCTCTGTCTTCCATGGTGAGGGTTTTGTTATGCTGCTTTTTTCAATGCGACCTTTTTAATTCCGTGTCGTTTTCGATGGCAATCTTCGCAAAGCGTGCGGCCGTTGTTCGTCTGCCACAGCGCCTTGCATTTCATGGCGTCTTCGAGCGTTCTGATTCTGTATCGGCGGATGATGTAGGCGAAGGTTGTCGGGTAGTGGTCTGCGTGAAGGTTTCCGCTACCCCGTTTGCCGCAAAGTCGGCAGGTGAAATCGTCTCGGGTGAATATCTTCCAACGCCACTCGCGGGTCTTCTGACAATGCCTGATGATGAGCATTATCGGCGTAACACCGCCCTTCCATGTCCTTGCGAGTCGTCCTCGAAGCGAATGTTTGTGGCGGTTGTCGCACGGGATGCAACGCTTCGAGTAGTATCCGATTCGCCTGCCGCAATCAACACAATTCGGCTTTCCGCCTTTCCAATTCGCCGCACAGGGACCTATCCGCCTCCTGCTGGCAACACTCATGCGCTTCTTTGTCGCCGCCGAGTAAATGCCGCGCTTCCCTTTGTTCCAAGGTTCGGTGCCTTTCTTGGTGGCACTTATCTTTCTTTTCGTCTCCTCTGACCGCTTCTTTCCTAACCAGTATTGATGTCGGGGTAGTGGCATTACCCTAAGTATGCCACTACCCCAATTCAATGCAAGTTAGTAACTCGCGACAGTGTTTGTGAGCACTGCCTTAATCATCTCCGAGTTAGTCAAGCTGTACGTGGCCTTGAACTTCAAAACTTGGTATGTCAAGTCCTTCGGCGACTTCTTGATGCCGAGTTCGGTGAAGTACACCTGGTCGAGCGTGATCGCGAGCGTCGGATGCGACGGCACCACGCCGATGTTCACGTCGGTGTTCACGAGCGCGATGCTCATCGCCTGCGGGACGTTCGGGGTCGCGAGGAACACGCTCTTGAAGTCCGTCAGGTTCTGGTAGATGCACTCCAGCGTGCCGCTCACCTTGAACTCCTTGTTGAGGTAGTCCGCCGGGGCGACGCTGCCGAGCACCTCCTGGTCCTCGATGCTCTCGTCGATGGAGAGCTTGAGGCTCTTGAGCTGTATCGCCGTCGCGCTGCCGAGCCCTGCGACGGTCGTCGCGTACTTGAACGTCATGTACTGCGGGATGAAGACGTTCTCCGCGACGATGGACGGGGTGAACGCGGTCTGCGTGACGCCCTTCTGCGCGCGGCACGAGAGCGAGAGCTGGACGAACTTCTTGAGCTGCGCGTCGAGGTCCATCTTGTGGACGACGCCGTTCGCGTGCGAGTAGTCCGTGCCGCCCAAGGGGTCGTGGATGAAGAACGTGAGCGACTGGTGCTGCGCCGATTCGCCGACGGTGAACGTGTGGTCGTAGACCGTCGTCTCGCCGGAGTGCGCCGCGTGGGCGTACCCGCCGAAGATCGAATAGAACAGCGGCCCCGCGCTCTGGTCCGTGAGGTGCGCCTTGAAGCTGCCGTCGGCGTAGTTCTTGACGCGGTACTGCGCGACGGAGTCCTCGACGACGCCGACGGCCGCGTCGTGCGTCACGTTGTCGGCCTTCTCGTCGAAGTCGAGGTCGTCGAACGCCGACCAGTACGAAGCGGCGCTCACCGCCGTTCCGCGGGTCGTCTCCTTGGCGAATCCCCAGCTGACCAGCCTTCCGATTCCTTTCATACTCATGGTTATGCGTTGTTGCTTTCTTTGCTGTCTCCGACCTTTTCATCCACCGCTTCGCTTGCTATCGGAACCCGCGTGTTGCGGTGAATCTCCTCCGCCTGCTCGCGGTTCGGAGCCTTCACGCTCATCGGTTTCCATACGCCGCCGCCTGGGAAGAAATACTCGTTGATGAGCTGGGAGACCGCCTTTATGGTCGTCGGCATGTCCGCCTTGTTGACGGACTCCGACCCGTCGATTATTTTGTTGCTTACGTTCGGAATGTCCACGGATTTGTGGAGAGGGTTAGTTTTATTGGACGCCGGCCTGGACTAGGACCCGCGCTTTAAAAGTACAGTAAAAAACGACATAAGTCACGCTGTTCGAATTCACAGGGCCGGGGGACTCGATGCTGATGGGATAGACCGCCGCGTTCGCCGTGCCCTGCAAGGTCGCGTCCATGTCGAACACCGCGACGATGCCGTCCATCAGGCCTTCGAGATAGGTCGGGTCGTTCTTGGGAATGTTGTCCGGCGTCGTGACGACCATGACGTACCAGGTGTATTCGCGCGTGTTGCTCGCCTGGTCCTCGAACTGGTCGTCGGTCATCACGGGCGGGATGACGACGGCCACCGGGAAGCCGGGCCACACCCTGTCGAGCGGGTTGACCTTCGTCAGCTCGTCCGCGAACGCCGAATTGAGGACGCCGGAATCGACGAGCGTCTGGAGGTCCGCGAGGATGGCGTTCTTCATCAGTTGTCCGGGGGTGAGGTTAGGCATTGGCTTGCGATGCGATCTGCTGGTTTATCCTGTCGAGCGCTCCGACGAAAAGCGTGTCGATGTCGGGCTGGGACGATGCGACGATGCGCTCCATGAACGGGTTCGCCTTCGTGCCGGGATGATGGACGAGGGTGCCGAATATGTCGCCCGTCTGCGGGTTCGCGAGGACGCGCGCGTTCACGGGCCGGATGATGTGCGGCGCGGTGCCGAATTCGACGTACGGCGCGTACTGCGCCTTCGGATACCACCTGGCCTGAAGCGTTCCGACGTCGAATCCCCAGTTTTGGACGAGGTATCCCGTCTTGATCGGAACCGTGGTCGCGTTCGTGAATTTCGCCAGGATGGCCTGTGCGGCGACGATGGCGCTCTGGATGAGGGGCGTCGCGATGGAGGGATAGTCGGCGAGCGCGGCCTGGAGCGCGGGCAGGTTCGGAATCGTCACCTTGAAGGTTGAATTTGGCATCAGAAAATGTTGCCCACGCGGGTGTAACGGTCGATGGTGTCGATGTCCATCTGGTCAAGCTGGTTGCGCCACGAGACGGTCGCGCCCTGGATGTTCTCGCTCGCCTTGCCGTCGAGCGGGAGCCGCTTGAATATGCGGACGGCTATGTTCTCGCAGGTGTTCGTGAGGTCGGCCGGAAGCTGGTGCGTCGTGCCGTTGCCGGCGTTCTGCCAGTCCACGGGGAACCCGGCGACGTAGGTCGCGCGGAGCATGTTGTTGTAGATCCGCGGCATCACGCCGTAGACCCGGACGATGCCCGCATACCCCTGCTGGTCGAGCTCGTACTGGTCCGGCAAAAAGCTGAACCACGACGGATTGGACGGCGTGCCCGGCCGCCACTGGAAGCTCATGAGGCCGGACATCTCGAACGGGACGGCGTTCTGCGTCACCTGCGCGGGCTGGCTCATCGTGACGGAGCTTCCCGAGACGGATACGACGGTCGTCCCCTGCGGGAAATATCCCGTGATGTTGTAGAGCTGCATCCCGGCGACGATGCCGACGCTCGGAGTGACGTTTGTCACCACGGCGGAGCCGGTCGTGAGGTTGCCGGTGACGATGAGATAGGTCACGGGGGCGTTGCGGAGGAGCAGATAGCTCTGCTTGGTGCCGCGGACGGTGTAGACCTCGTTCACGTACGTCTTTTGGACGAAATGGCCGTCGTTCGGGAACCGTTCGAGCCCGCTCTTGCCGCACGCCCGTTCGATGAGGTCCGTCGCGGCGTTCACGACGCGCGTCAACACCGCATCACTGTCGTTGATTTTGATGTTCAAACGGTCCTTGACCCGCTGGACGGTCGTGAGGGCGTATGGCGATACGGTTTCCTGCTGTGTCATTGATGCGAGGTTGTTCCTCGCTTCGTGGCGCATACCTCACCGGGATGCGCCACGCGTGCGAAGAATCGAATACCGGCTAGGTGTTCGAAACGTTCGTGTTCGTCGGGAGCTGCTGCGGAGGTCCGCCCTGGACGATCTCGGCGATGACTGCGCACGCGGGGGTGGTGCCGCCCGTGTAGGTCGGCGTGACCACCGCACGGAGGTACCGCTTGCGGTTGAGGCCGAGGCCTTCGATGCGGGCTGCGCCGTCCGTCGTGAAGCTGAGCGTCGTGCCGGTCTGGTTCGACGTGGCGTTCACGCTCAGCGTGATCGTGGTCGTGCCGACCGCCGTCACCACCGCGCCGGTGGACGGAAGGCCCGTGCCGGTGACGATGGAGCCGACGGTGATGCCGGTGACGCTCGACATGGACGTGACGGTGTTCGACCCGTTGGTCGTGTTCCCGGTCGCGCCGATGAGCGGCGTCAGCGTGAAACCGATGGCCGTGCTCGTGTTGTCGAGCGCGTTGGTCCACGTGGCGTTGTCGGACGCCTCCTGCAGGACGAAGACCAGGCTTGCCGCCGTCGGGGCCGAGCCGCCGCCCGGAACGCCCACGGACACGCGGAGCACCGCGTCGGTCATGCCGAGCGTGTCGATGCCGACGCCGTTGATGGCGCTGGAACCGGTGACGCTCTGGATGATGCTCGCCGAACCGATGAGCTTGACGTTATCGTAAATGCTTCCTCTCATGTTCGTTTGATGTTGGCCCCTGCCTTCCTTCGACTTTAATCGGAAGGGACGGAACGCTCTCGCGTTTCGACGGGCGGTTTATTGGGAAACCTCGCGCCTCCGTCATGGATTCCCTAGGAAAAGGGGAAACGCGGACGGAGGCTTGCGCCGCTAGGACGCCGAGGTGTAGACGACGGTGAACGCTTTCGGAAGCACGACCACGAGCGCGTGGCGGTGCTTGTAGACGATGCCGGTCTGGTCCGAGAGGCCGAGTTCCTTCCCGGCCCACACGCCCGACTGGAAGTCGCCGACGCGGATGTCGCCCTTGTCGCCGAACGCCATGGCCTTCAGGTTGCCGAAGATCATGAACGGTGTGTTCGCCTGCGTCGCGATGGTCGTCGCGGGGAGCCAGCGGTTGGTCAGGACGGGGAAGCCCATCATGTGACCGGCCGGCCGGATCGGTCCGCCGAGCGGGTCCTTTTCGAGACCCGACTGGTTGGCCGCGAACGCGCCGAAGAAGAGGAACGGAAGGCCCGAGGTCGAAGCGAGCTGGGAGGCTATCGAGGCCCAGACGGTGCGGTGCATGTACCACGCACAGCCGTCCAGGACCGATTCCTCCACGGTCGCCACGACGTTCGCTGCGTCCGTCACCGGATTGAACTTCGCGTAGGTGGTTCCGCCGCTCGCCAGCGTGTACGTGTTCGGCGAACCGTTCGGCAAACCGAGGATGCCCTGGAACGGACCGGTATAGGTCGTGCTGGTGCCGGAGGTGGAACCGTTGATGGTCGCGCCGCCGACGAAGCCCTGCTGGTCGATCATGTTCGCCAGCGCCTCGCCCGCCATCGCAAGGAGCCACTCGCCGAGCTGAACGGAGGCGTCGGCCAGAAGGTCGTTGCCCACGACGAACGGGAGCTGCCACTTGCGCGCGATGAGGACGGCCTGCCCGAAGGTAAGGCCCTGGACGGTCGAAGGAATGTCCACGCCGACGTACTGTCCCGTGAGGAACGCGCCGGTGTAGTTCGGAATGCCGAGTTCGTCGGTCTTCATGGGCCACTTCTGGGCCTGCTTCATGATGGTACCGACGGAGGCGGCGATACGGAGGATGGCAGCCGCAACTTCCGGCTGCACGAGATAACCACCACGGTTATCCTGTTCCTCAATCAAAGCTTCGTTCGCCTTGGTCATCACGCCGTCAATCGTTCCGCCGGTCTTCGTCTCCAGGATGCGGAGCGCCTTGCCCCGCTGTCCGGAGAACGTGGCGATGACCTGCGCCGCGAAGTCCTTCTTCTGTTCGCCCGTGAGGCCCGTGATATCCGTGCCCTTGACGGCACGTTCCGCCATCATCGTCTCGACGACTTGGCGGGCGGTCTTTTTGGAAGCCTCCTCCAACGTCGGAAACGCCTTCTCGATCGCATCGAGAGTCGTCTTGGCAACGGTGTCGGACACCGCCGTCAAGAGTTTTTCGTTATCCATTGATATGGAGATTTGGGATAGGTCTATCTGCCGCGCGAGGTCGTTTCCGCAATTTTCTTCTTGAAAACTCGCAGAGCATCCTCGCTGGCAGTTTTGACCTGCCTCACGAGCCGCTGACCGAGGAGGTAGCCCTCCAGTTCAGCTTTTGCTCCCGAGGTGCTCGACCTTGAGTTCAGGGCCGTCCCTTTGTCGCCGTCGGACTCGCCGTCCTTCGGTTCCTTGGGAGGTTCCTCCCCTCCGTCGCCTGAGGCGATTATCGCCTTCAGGGCCGCGGTTACGTCTTCGGTGTGGGTCGCGTGCGCTTCGTGGTAATCCTCGACGGTCTTGATGATGGCTTTTATCTTGTCGGCGTTGGCCGCCGAGATGGCGCGTCCCGCTTTGAGCGCGATGGCTTTCACAATGCGTTCGGAGAGCTGATCCAAAGAACCGCCCTCTTCGGCGAGACCAGACTTGACCGCCTCAGCGACGAGCGACGCGAAGAACTTCGCCGCCTTCTCGTCGTCCTCGCCTTCTCCCGCACGGCCGGCTTCCGCCTTGCACATCTCCTCGTGCGCTTTCTCGTGGCGGTCGAGCTCGTCGCCCATCGACTTCGTAAACTCTTCGATGGCCTTCTTCTTTTCGTCGTCGGCATAGCCCGGCTCGGCTTTGAACTCCTCGATGGCCTTGTCGCACGCCTTGACGTGCTTCAGGTGCTCGTCGGTGACCTCGGCTTTGAACTCGTCGATGGACTTCTTTGCGGCTTTGCCTTCCTTGTTCGGCTCGCGGCCCATCGTCTCGTAGCTGTCGTCGATGGCCTTCATGCACTTTCCGAGATGGTCCTCCTGCTCGCCGTCCATGGCCTTCGTGTATTCCTCGATGGCCTTGTCCAGGACGCCTTCGGACTTCTCGCCCTTCAGGCACTTTTCGGCGAATCCGTCGATGTGCTTGCCGACCTCCTCGCCGTGCCGCTCGTGCTCCGCCTTAAGTTTTTTTTCTAGTTCGTTCATGGATTCGTTGGTTTGTGATTTGTCTCTTTCGGGGACGCATACCAGGTGGCCGGGATTCTTCGGGTCGTCCGCGAGCACTCCGGGGGTTCCGTCGTCCAGCTCGCATTTGTCCCCGACCTGCTCGGCCTTCTGCGATTTCTCCTCCCACGGCGGGGTCTTGCCGAACGCCTCGTAGTGCTTCTTCAGATGCGCCTTGACCGAAGCCACGTCTCCTTCGGGGATGTCAACGCCGCCGCGCGAACCGCTTAGCGCCGCGCCTGCCGCTGAGACGCCTTTCCAGACGGCTTTGAGGCCGTCGGCCTGGTGGTGGGGGAGCTTGTAACTCGATTTCACGTCGGCGTTCTCGGAATCAAACCATGCGCAGATCGCCTTGAGCTTGTCGAGGTCATCTCCGCACGCTTTGACTTCCGCCGGGCCGTCCCACGCCGCGTCCTCGTCCGCCGTGCCGTGGTCCGCGTAGGGAACGGCGCCCTTCGTCTCGTAGAAGAACCCCTTGGTCACGAGCTCGCGCGTCGAGACGCCGAGCGCGCCCACCTGCCGGAGCGAGAGCGCGTAGCGTCCGGCCGGAACGGGACAGAAGCTGATTTCCAGGAGCTCGCGCGTCCCGTCGTCGTTCTGGATGTATCCGGGCGAGACCGCCTTCAGTATCTTCTCCTGATACAGGTCGCACGCCATGTCCGCGTCGGGGTTCATGCCCTTCGGCGCGAAATGCCCCGTGGCGACGGACTCGTTGCCCTGGATCTTGATGTCGTCGATGACGCCGATGGGAAAGCCGCCGTAGTCGTGCGCCCACAGGACCACGGGGTTCATGACGTAATACTTCAGGTCCCATTTGGACTGGTCGAGCGCGTCGCCCTGCCGGTCCTCGTCGCCGGTGCTGAAAACGACCTCGAAGGAGCGGTCGTCGCCGGATGCCTTGGTCTTCGATACGAAGTCCGCGACTTCCGGCGACGCCAATCTCGCCTTGAGTTCAAGCGCCAGCTTTTCCGAAAATTGTCTGAGGTTTTCGTTCATTCCCGCGATGGGGAGTTATGTTTGCCTAGACGCCCGTGTGGAAGCACGTGTCCTTGAGCGTGCTCGACACGCCCGTCGCCGTGCTGGTCTGCAAGAGCGTCACCGCGCTCGATGCGCCGTTCCAGAACGTGACCGTCGCGGAGACCGCGCAACCGCTCACCGCCGAGACGAACGAGTCCGCGCCGAACGGCGTCGATGTCGGTCCGCCGTTGTACGAGGCCTCGCACGCGTCGCCGACCGAGAATCCGCAAGCCGTGTACGAAACGACCGTGCTGGTCGTCGATGTCGCCGCCGTGATGCCGCCGAGGGTGACCGTGGCCGCCGGATAGGTCGTGGTCGCCGTGTAGATCACCGTGACGTTGTTCGCCGCTGCCGTGCCGCCCGCGCCGACGCCGCCCGGTGAGAGCAAGGCGAGGCCGCCGACCGGCTGGACGTAGCCCGGCGCGCTGCCGACCGGGGAATCGACGCCCGTCATGAGCTGGGTCGGAACATTGCCCATCGGGAAGTCGCCGCCGGTCTGCACGGGGACGAGCCGCAAAGCCAGCACGCCGAGGAACACCGCCACCAACACCACGCCACCAAGAATCAATTTGTCTTTCATGGTTAATTTATGTTGTTACTTTATGCCATAACTATAGCCCGACCTTTGCAAATTGCCCATTGTGCATAACTTGTGCGTAAGTCCTAATTGTTCTTCTGGGGCAGACCTGGCCGGACGACGACCGTGATGTCGGGAACCGAGATGAGACCGCCCGCCGAGGGCACGATGTCGATCTGCGCGCGGAAGGTGCCTGGGTCCGGGAAATCCCCCTCCGCGACGAGATAGTGGCACGTTCCCGCGGGGGCGTCGTCGATGACCATGCTTCCCGAAAGCGCGAGGTCGGTCTGTGTCGGGTCGTTCGCGTCCTGCGCCTTGAACGTGAGCGAGGCGCCCGTGAGGTCCACGACGTCGCCCTGCCCGTCAACGACGGCGAAATCGAGCTGGACGTTGTAGTTCCCCTGGACGATGGTGTACGGCTGTATGATCATGCGATTGGCGTGTTCTGGTTTTGGTTCGTCATAGCGACGACCGTCCTCAGGAACCTCGTGAACAGGGTCACCGTCCTCGTCCCGACGATGGCGAGGATGGCGATGACCGTTTGTCCGCCCTCCCGCCGGGACGAGCCGTAGGCGTTGGTTGCGTATCCCGAGAATCCGTACATGGTCCTATGCGTTCTTGAGCAGGGCGGCGACGAACGCCCCGAGGCCGAGAAGCACGATTGCGATGTGGATGACTGGTTCCATGTGTTATTGACCCCAGCAGAAATAATCGAGTTTGTTGGAAATCATCGCGGTGTTCGACGCCGTGCTGATGGTGAGCGAACCCGTGGCCGGAGTGACCATGTAGTTCACGGAACTGGTGGATTCGCTCGACACGAAGCAACGGGGCTTGAACGTGAACGCCTTCCCGAACGTGATGGAGCAGGTCGAACTCGCATTGGAACCCGTGACCACCTGGCCGCGGCCGTTGCCTCCGGTGATGGTGGGGCTCGAACCGCAGGAACCCGAGGTCACGGTGTCGGCGTTCGTGCTCGTGGCGACGAGGTTGCCGTAGAACGAATCCACCCCAACCTCCGTCGTGGACTGGGATATGAGCTGGGTGGTCGACACGCCGCCGTTCGAGAGGAACGTGAGCGTTCCCGATGCGCTGATGGCCGCGCCGCTCACCTCGTAGGCGATGCCGTTCGTCGCCCACGGGGTGCTCGAAACGAGCGCTGCCGTCTGGCACGTCGCACAGGTGAGGGTGAGCGTCCCGCCGTTCGAGATGGAACCTCCGCCTCCGAGCGGAGCGGTGGTGGCTATCGAGCTTGAGACGATGGGAACCGTCGTCGTGGCGGCGTAGGAAGTCCCGTTGTACCAGAGGAACGAGTTCGCGGCAGGGGCGCTTGACGTGTTCGTGCCGCCGTTCGCAATCGAAATCGGCAACGAAGGAAGGACGGTCGTCGTTGCGGTTATCGACGTGCCGTTGTACCACAACAGGGAATTGGCCGCCGGCGCGGACGAGGTGTTGGTCCCCCCGTTGGCTATGGTGAGCGGCGTCGAAAGTCCGAGCGAAATCGTGCCGCCGTTCGACAGAAGCCCTCCTCCCGTGAGCGGCGACGAGGCGAGAATCGTGATTGATGCGTTGTAGGTCGAAGTCGAGATGGGGACGGTCGTCGTCGAGGTGATGTAGCTTCCCGTGTACCACAAGAGCGAGTTCGTCGAGGGCGCCGTGGACGTATTCGTACCTCCGTTGGCTATCGAAAGGGGGATGTTCACGAAGGCCGCCGTGCCAAGCGCCGTGGTGGTCGCGGTGCCGCCGTAGGTTGCCGCGAGCGGAGTCGAAAGCGTGAGCGCGAGGGTGCCGTTATTGGAAAGGGAACCGCCCCCCGAAAGCGGGGCCGCCGTTGAAATCGTCATCGAGGCGTTGTACGTCGAGGTCGTTAGGTAACTCTTGTCGTTCGTGAACTGCGATATGGCGGTCGTGGCCATCGAAAGCGTCGTCGTGGCTCCCGAGACCGTCGAAGTGAGACCCGTGCCGGGGACGATGTAGAAGGTCGAGGTCTGCGCGCCGTTGATGGTCGTCGTGGCGGGGGCGGAGAGGATATAGCCCGGATTCGTCCAGCTTATCGTGAGCTTCGAGGGCGACGTGCTCGTGGAGACGTTGATGCCCGTGCCGGACGTGGCCACCTGAAAGGACGTGTCCGCAAGCCCCGCGAGCGAGACGCTCTTGATGAAGGCCGAATCGTTGTTCCACTGGCTGATGCTCGTGGTGGCAAAGTTGTAGATCGTGAGGTTCGTCGAAGTCGTGAGGAGCGATGCCCCGGATGCGCTGACGGGGTTGCCGGACGCGTCCACGGAAATCGTCTGGGTCATCGCCGCGGAGGCGGGACGCGCGGCGAGAATCAACGCGACGGTTCCGACGATGCAGAGAAGTTGGAGTTTCTTCATGGTTTTGGCGTTATGGTTATTGGCAGAAAGCGGGTTGCACGTTCGTCCATACCATCGCGGTGCTCGAAAGGTATCCCCAGTCGTAGACGACGGAGGTCGTGGCATGGTCGAACGTCTTGAAGCACTGGACGAACAGGGTGCTCTGCGGCCCTTCGATGTCGAGGGATGTCGCGGGGGTCGCGGTTCCGATGCCGATCTGCGGTGAATAGACCGTAGTGCCGCCGGACACGACGTTGTAGGAGAACGTGATGAGGGCGGGCGCGTCGTAGTTCAGGGCCGCCGTGCTGGTCGAGAGGAGATTCGCCGCGAAGAAAGCCGAACCACCGCCGCCGCTGCCGCCCGTGTCGGTGCCGCCGCCGCCGCCGCCGCCGCCGTAGATTCCGGCACCGGCACCGCCTCCGGCCCAGTTGCCGCTTCCCGACGGCGAACATCCCATGCCTCCTGAAAACAGCAAACCTATGGTTCCCGTGCAATTGTTTCCCGAACCCGGACTGCCTCCCGTGGTTTGCGTGGCTCCAAGCCCATGTCCGGTGCCCGAACCGTCGGAGCCGGTAAGCCCTCCGCCGTTGCCGCCGTTGTTGCCCGGTCCGGAGCCGCCGCCGCCGCCTCCCGGAGCCACCATGACGAGCGTCGATTGCGAGAGTGAAGACGTGAGGGAGAGCCACGTCATGCCGCCGCCGCCTCCCGCACCTACGCCGCCTCCCGCACCCGAGCCGCCGGAACCGCCTCCGTTGCATCCTCCAAGGCCGCCGCCGCTCACGGTCGAAGTTGCGCCAGGACATCCCAGTTCAAAGTAGTACGTCGTCCCCGGCGATGAGGACGCGAGCGAGAGCGTCCCCGTGACCGAACCTCCGTATCCTCCCGGCGTGAGCTCGTAGAATGCTTCTCCTCCGTTCGCACCGGTCATATGGACCGTGACGGTCCCCGTCACGTTCGCGGGAAGCGTGAAGCTCAGCACGCTTCCGGTGGTGGTGAACGTGACCGACGACGCCGTGACCGTCGAGGAACCGGAATAGGACGTGCCGATGATGACGCCGGTGTTCGCTATTCCCGCGAAGGTGTTGCTGCTGTTGTATTGGAGCTGGGTGCTGCTGCCGCCCGGACTTGTCGCGCCGCCGCCCGTCGTGGTGGTCGCAATCAGGTTTCCGTACGCATCGGTCCCGAGGGCCGTGCCTGTCAGGTTCGGGAACATGACGTTGCCGTTGAACGTCGAACTGCCATTCACAAAAAGATTGTTCGTGAGATTCCACGATGAAGATTGGTTCGTCGTGGTACCGACGACCAGATTTCCGAGGACGTTCTCGTTCTGCTCGTTTCTGTATCTGTTCACGATGCGAAGGACCGCATCGTTCACGTAAGGAGCCACGATCTCCTGATACGAGGCGTCCGTGAGATGCGCCCCGTCGCCGCAGAACCACGTGCCGTTCGCATATGCGCCGTCGGCACCGAGGCGGTTGTCAGCCGCGAAGTCGGCAATCCCGTCGGCGAACGAGGGCCAATTCGCGCGGATGAGCGCGTCGAGCGCGTCGTGTTGCGGGTCGTATCCGTTCCGCGAAATCATCGTGCCGACGATGACCTTCCAGCCGAGCGAGCGGGCGTGGTTCGATATCTGCTCCATCTCCGAAAGGGTTCCCGAGGGCGTGACGCCCACGCCGATGTCGTTGGTGCCGGCCCAGAGGATGGCGATGTTCATGCCCGAGTTGTACGCCTGCAGAGGGAACCAGTTCGAATACGCCACCTGGCCTATCTGGATCAAATCCTCGCCGCCGATGCCGATGTTCGTGACGTTGAACGGGATGCCGTTGTAGCTCGGAAGCGACAGGTAGTAGGTGTACTGGTGCGAAGAACACTGCAATCCCGCAGTGAGCGAATCGCCCACGGCGACGAACTGCGGCACGGTCGAGCTGGTGCCGGTGTAGTAGTCCTGCATCTGGACCGTCCCCGCGGAATAGGAGATGCCCCGCGCGACGTTCGACCACTGGGTTGACCCTCCCGTGGACGTGACGTAGCCCGCGTCGTTTGTCCACTGGGAGATGTTCGGAGAGGAGAAGTTATTGACGGTAAGGCCCGTCGAGGTGGAAATCCATCCAAGGTTGTTCGTCCAAAGGGACAGGTTCGGGGATGCGAAGTTGTTCACCGTGAGGCCGGTGGAGGTGGAGATGTAGCCGGGCGTGTTGACGAAGTTGATGACGCCATTCGCCGCCACGTTGATGTCCGTGCCCGAGACGTATCGGAGGAGGTTGAGGAATACGGACGCCGTCGTGGTCGTGATGGACGATTGCGACGACGTGCCGACGATGGAGAACGTGAACGTGGGTCCCTGGACGCCGTTCACGGTCGTCGTGGTGCCCGAGCCGCCCGCCGTCGCCGAGATGGTGACGCTCCCCGAGGCGTCCGTGATGGTCACGTTCGAGCCCGGCGTCAGGAGGGCGGGCGTGTAGCTTCCCGCGCCGTTGCCGATCGGAATGGTGCCCGATGCGGGAATCTGGCTCGTGCCGAGGCCGCCCAGGGCCGCGGGATACGGACCGCTCGCCTTGGTCATGGCGTACTGCCCCGCGCACGCGAGGACGATGACGGCACTGATTGCGAAAAGGAATTTGCGCATGGGCTTATTGGTATCGTGCGGTGTGCGGCGCGCCCGCGAGCGACTTGTCGGGAGGGGTTGTGTAGGTAATCGTAACGCCGGAGAGCGTGTAGTCAATGCCTTGCTCCTGCGGCTGGCGGTCAATCTTCAAATCCATTGAATTGGAATCGAACGGCGTGATCGCACCGTTGAGCGTGAAGACCGTGTTCACGCCGTCTATCGTGCCGTTCACGGTCACGAGCCGCCACGGCTTCTGCAGGTTGCTCCCGATGTCCGTTATCATCTTCGCGGTTATCCCCAGCATGAGCTGGTAGGTCTTGCCGGGGATGTTCTTCGACGAAGCCGACGTGCCTTCCTGCGCGCGCGTGATGGGAACCGTGTTGCCGGAAATCTCGGCGCCATTGATGCGGACGACTTCGGCGTTCTGGTCGTCAGACGGGTCGGGATAGTCGGTGCTATTCCACCACGTGGCGTTGTAGGAACCTGAAGTCGGGAGTTTGGAGACGCCCGAAGCCACCACGATGGACGTATCGCTTGCGCCATACCCTTGAGCAACGGTCACTTTTACGAAGTTTGCGACGGGGTCGAGCGTCATGGATTTAGTCGATGCTAATTTCGTCGGGACGGATCATACATTGACAATTTGTATGCAAAGGAGGCGCACCTACATCGCCATAATCAAGCGACATGGTTTGCGCGCTGTCGCCCTCGCCGACGGTGAGCGACGCGCCGTTTTTGAAAAAGTCGTCGTCGATGGGAATCGACTTGCCGTCCATGGCCTGGCAGTAGGCGCAAACGGTGTCCTTCTCGCTCGTGTACCACTTGACGGTTTTCACGACGCCGGACTGTTGCCACGCCGATTTGAGCGCGCTGTTCGCCGTCCTGAACGACTCGGTTCTGGCCACTGCTGCGGCCCGGCTTTCATCGCTCCACTCGTAGACCTGCTCCACGCGCTTCGTGATGTCGGCGAGCGATTCGCCGGCCGTCAGTCCGTCGTTGATGTGCGATTCCAGTGCCGCAAGCGTCGTCTGGTTGTAGCTCTCGGACATCATCTGCACGGAGGCATGCACCGCCGCCCTCGTCGTGTCGTTGAACGGATTGAGTTCCGGCTTGCCGATCTCGGCGACGGCCGCGAGCGCCTGGTGCTCGAAGAGCGTCTCCATGACGGGCGTCAAGGCGTCGGTCGTGATCGATATCCAGTTCTTGATGTCGAACAGGTCGGCGGGGTCGATTGCCTTCTTCACCGCCTCGGGAAGGTTCGCAAGCACTTCCTTCTTCTGCTCGGCGTTCAGCTTGCGCACGGTCGCCGCGAAGTCCTTCTCGGCCGCCTGGGTGAACTCGCTGAACTCCTTGAAACGCGCCTCGTCCTGCTCCTTCGTCGATTCGAACTTCTTCGAGGGCCACGCCTTGAACCGCGCTTCGAGGTCGGCTTTTATCTTCGAGGCGAGCTCGGTCCGCATCGTCTCCCGCTTCTTGGCGAGCTTCTGCATCTTCGTGCGGGCCGGGCGGTATCCCACCCGGAGGCCGTTCGCCGCCTTGACGTTCCCGAACCGCGCGTCCTTGCGGACGGCTTTCGCGTTCGGGTCGTCGTCCTGCGGCTTCGGGTCGGTATCGGACTGCGGCTTGCCGCCGCTGTCAGCACCTTCTCCTCCTCCGCCGTCCCCGTCGGTGTCCGAGCCGATCGGCGCGAACGACGTGGAGACGAAGAGCGAATCGCCACCGTCCACCGGGCCTAAACCGAGATAGGCGTCGCGGCCCTCGTTCGGCGTCATGAGCGGCTGGTTCCCCATGGCGGCCTGCATCTCCGTCGTGCGGAACGCCTTGTCCTCCGGCACGGGGTCGATGAAGCTGATGTAGAGATTGTCGCCGTAGCGCGAGACGAGCCGGTCGTTCAGCGTCGCGCAGATGTTCATCATGTGCGGCTTCACGACGCGCTTCGAGAAGACGTAGTCGGCCGTCTCCGCCGTGGCGCGGTTCGTGTCCGATTCCGCCGTGCCGAGGATGGTGCGCGAGACGCCGAACATCGCGAGGATGCGGTCGCGCATGTCCTCGCTCATGTTCTTGAAGTCCATGTCCTTCGGCGACGAGCCCGCCGGCGCCCACTTCACGCCGTTCGGCAGGACGCCGATGCGGTTCATGTTGTCGATACCGCCGTGTGCGTCCGTGAACCCTATCTTCAGGGCGTCGAGCTGGTTCTCCGCGACGAAGTTGGTCTCAAGGAATCCCGACGGGCGCGCGCCGTTCACGAAGAACTTGCGGTTGAACTCCATCGCGTAGTTGTCGTTGTCGATGTATTCCGCGCCCGCCATGACGGGGCTGTAGCCCTCGAAATGGTCGGCGACGTTCGGCTCGCGGAAGTGGATGACCTCGTACGGCTTGAAATCGACGGTGCTGGTCGGAAGCTTGAGCCGGTAGCCGAGGAGCTGGTACGGCCACGAACGGCGGTCGATGACCGGCCGCACCTTGTCCACGGGCATGATGTGGAGCGCCTTCGGCCTGTCGAGGTCGTTCTTCACGCCCTCCATCCAGACGTAGCAGCTGCCGGCGAGGTCGAGCGACGCGGAGAGGATGTATTTGAACTCCAGCCCGTTCATGTTGTCGCTCGGCCCGTCCAAAAGGTCGAGGATGTCGTGATCCTTCTGCTCCACGTTGTCGTCGCCGTCCGTCTCGAAGAGCCGCCAGTCGATGGCCATGACCTCGCGGGCCTTGGCGTTCACGGCGGCGTAGACGAACCCTTTGTTGTTCAGGAGCGCCCGTTCCGCGTCGATGCGGTTGCCGCCGGAGGGGCGGTCGATGACGAACTGGTTGGGCGTCCCGCTTATCTCGCCAAAGACCTTGCGCCCGTCCTTGGTCTTCGTGCTGTTGATGACGCCCCACCGCGTGACGACGGGGCCGCCCTGCTCCTGCTCGAAGACCTCCGGCCAGAAGGTCGTCGCGATGCCCTTGATGCGCCGCGCTATCCAGCTCGGCTTGTCCTTGGCGTTGAGGGTGGGGGATTCCATTTACGCGGGCATGAGCGTTCCTTCTTTGACCTTGAACGTGACGGTGCGGCAATAGGGGCAGGTGACGGGTGATTCGATGGTGAGCGGTTCGACGGATGTTATCGCGTGCTTGGCGGACGTGGCGAGCGGCTGGTTGCACGTCGGACAGACCATGATGACCGTGTCATACGCGGGCCACACCTCCTCCTTGCTTTCCTTGACGATTGACTTTGTGCCGAAGAGGTTCCACCAGAGGCGCTTGAACCATCCCCGCGGCGGGTCGAGCGGTATCGTCTCCGTCACGACCTTCGGCGGCCGGGACGGGATGAACACGTAATCACCGGCGACCATGAGGTCTTCGGAGTTCGAGACGCGCCTAACTTGGATGGCTGTAAGTGCGTCCATTTGGTTTTAAGTATAGGGGTTAGCGGGAAGTTATCAACCTGTGCATATCACCCCTCGATCCAGTGGATCTTCGGCAGCTCAAGCCCCTGCTCCACCAGCCCGAGGATGAGATAGACCAGCGCGTCAACCAGGTCGTCGTGGGCCTCGACGCCGAAACCGAACAGCTGCGCCAAGAGCTGCTCGCATCCCGTGCGCGGGAAGAGGACCGTCCCGTTCTTGACGTACGGCGCGACGACCTGCAACCTGGCCCGCTTGTCGGCCTGGGGCTTCATGGCCGTGACGGGAAGCATCGCGCGTATCATCTCCTGGATGGCCGCCTTCTGGTACGCCACGTCCTCGACGAAGAAGAGGTTGGCGCCGCCGCGCTCGCCCGGTATCCCGCGCACGTACTTCATGAACTCGTGGAAATTGACGTGCTCGTTGAACGGGTCGGGCCGGATGAAGATTTTCGGCGTGTCGCCGGCGCCGTACGGCGGCTTGTCCTCGACGTAGAACACGTCGCCGCTCACGTTCGCCGTGTAGTCCGCCGACGCCTTCTCCGAGATGGCGAGGTCTATCCCGTGGCCCTTGATGGCCGCCACCGCTCCTTTCGGCGGCGCGTCGTAGTAGTGGATGTCCTCGGGCGTGATGACCGCGCCTTCCTCCGCGACCACTTTGAGTTTGTATTCGCGTTCCCATGCGATCGGTCCGACCAATTCCCGTTGGTCGTCTATCGCTGCCTGGTTCGGAAATGCCGCCTTCCAGACGCAGGAGTCCCACTCGTCGGCGTCGTTGACCAGAGAATATTCAAGCACCTTGAATTTTTTCTTGGCTCTTACGCGCGCGGCGAGCGCGTCCATATGGAGGTTATTGATGAGGATGACGAGCTTGCGCTTGTGCTTGTCGAGGCCCGGAATCACCTCGGAATTGAGCCACTGTTCCGTCTTGTCGCGGTTCTCTTTCGTCCTGACCCATTCGATGTCTTCCGGGTCGTCGATGATGATGAGGCGCGGCCGGAACTGCCGGTGCTTCAACCCGCGAATCTTCTGTCCCCGCGAGCGCGCAAGGATGCGGACGCCGTTCGGGAGAAGCATGTTCTTGGCCTGCCACTCCTCATCGCTTTCGAGCGTCGGCTCCGGCACGGGGTCGTCGGTCGTTCTGATTTCGAAATGGCCGTAGTCCTGAAGCAGAAGATGGTTGTTTTCCAGCTCGTTCTTGATGTTGGCGATGTTGATGCCTGCCTGGATGCCGGTGTCCGCGATGGGCAGGATGAAAGGGCACTCCTTCGGCTTTTCGAGCGCGCAAAAGACGGGCAGGATGAGCGAGCCCCAGGTGGTCTTCGTGCATCCGCGGAAGCCGATGATCTCAAGAAACTGCTCCGTCGGGTCCTCAAGGGCCGAAACCATCTCCGGATGGAAATCGCCCGGCGGAAGGTACAGGTGGTGCGGAAAATAAAGCAGACCGAAACCCACCAGCTTCTTGCGTATCTCGCGGCGGACGTCAGGATTGCTAAGGATTCCCTTGAACGCCTCCTCCGGCGTCGGGCAGGGCGGGTGTGGTCGGTCCATTGGCTATCGCGGCTGGTTTCGGCCTTTGGAGAGGGATGGACAGGTCGATGCCCCAGTTCTTGAACGCCGCGACGATCATGTCGGCCTGTTCCGGGTCGATGAGCTGTGCGCGATACATGTTCACGTCCACGGTGCCGAGCTTGCGCTCGAATATGCCGGCGTCCATCTCCGCCTTCAGGATGGCGAGGTCGAGCTTCATGAGCGTGTTGATGGCCTTCAGGATTTCGTCGGTCTTTGGGGGATAGAGGCCGAACTGCTCAAGGTACTCCCACTTGTAGTCGATAATGCGCCACAGGCGTTCGACCATCAGGCGGTATCGCTCCTTCGTGATGGCGAGGCGGTCCTCGATCTTCTGCTGGTCAACGGCGAACGCCGCCTCGCGACCGAGCTTCCGCACGATTTTTGAGACGTAGTGCCAGTCGAGCGTGTTGCCTGCGGCCGTCTGGAATCCGCGCTCCTTGAGGTCGCGTTGGAGCTTCTGGACTGACGTGAGCGGGTCGCGGGCGAGGATGTCCCTGACCGCCATCCGCAATTGGTGCTCCGTTTCGGACGACTTGCGCATTTGCGGTTATTTGGGGTTATTTCAGCTCTTTGTCAAGCGACTTCGAGCGCGTTTCGAGAAGGGCGCGTATCTCCCGCAGGTCGGAAAAGTCGCATACGACCTCGATCTTCGCCTTCATCTTGTGGAGCCGGTCGAGCTCCTCCGGGTTATAGTCCGTCATGCCTTCCAGCTTCTGGCGGAGTTCCTCCTGGCTCACGGCCGGGGCGAATTTGATGGTGTAGCGTTCGATCATGAAAATGTGTTGCTTGCTATAATCGGGTCCGATTGGAGGCGCTCATGCGCATCGACCTCTATACGAAGATAGTCCTCACGCTCATCGCTGTTTGCCTACTCACGATTGCCTGCAAGTCGGTTGTTCAGCCGATTGGCGTGTCCGCTGAAGGTCCGTTCGCCGGCGTTCAGTTTTCGGGCAGTATGGGCGGATTTTGGGCGTTCGATACGAAGACCGGCGACGTTTGGACATTCACGCCGCAGAAATGTCAGCACTATGGCAAGATCACGCAGCTAGGCGAGCCGCTCGCGAAATAGGAGTCTGCCGGGAAGCCCCATGTGCCCGACGGAACGGGCGGTGGCAAGGGTGGGAGTTAAATTGCCGCCTAGGTTCGGTTCCGTCTATTTTCCCTTCAGGGCGTTGCCGCTTGCTGTTCCCGGCTTTGAAAACTACTGCTGACCTTCGGCTCCGGCCTCGGCGTCGGCATCCGCTTTTGCCTTTGCCTCCGCTTCCGCGGCTGCATCCGCTTCCGCCTGAGCTTGGGCTTCGGCTTCCGCCTCTGCCTTCGCCGCCTCTTCCGCCGCAATCTCTTCGGCGGTCTTCGCCGTCGCGGCCTGATTGACCTCGGTCCCTTTCTCCACCATCCCGCCGTCGGGGTGCGCTACAAAATCTGCCATGGCTTTCGTGTGGTTATCGTTTCCGGCGCCGCTCGACCTTGCGCGCCGACTTGGGTGGTATCGGTATTCTCGGGATTGGATAGACCAACTCCCGCCATTCGCAAACCCTATGGGGCGGAGTTACCATCGTGCCGGTGCAAGTGTCTGGGTTCACCACCAATACCAAAGTGAACACCCTGCCATTCGAATATAGGACGGTACTCACGACGCCATTTGCATTCTCAACTACCTGCACTATCTTCGGTTCTTTTTCCATGGACGTGATGGTTATAGTTTTAGGAAAACGGGCATCAGGGAAACGACGTGTCCGAACTGGGACAGCTCGTATGTCGCGTAGCTCCTCCCGCGCCGCACGATTCTGAGCGATATCTCCCGGTCGCTCCATACGCCGAGGATTCGGCTGATTCTGTCTGTCAGCGTCCGCGCGGCAAAGACCGCCTGCCCGAACGTGAGCTCGTCGGGGCCGTCCGTGTCGCCCGGCCAGCGGTAGCCGTCCTTTGAATGTCTCATGGTCGTGGTGATTACAGTTTTGTCAGCAGCTCCGCGAACTCGCGCGCCTGCTGCGCCTGTTTTCGGAACACCGTCGCGGTGTCCTCCGAACCTTTGATGGCCTCCTCGTGCTGCTTCACCGCCTGGCGGTTCGCGTCGGCCATCTTCTCCGCCTCCTTGCGCTCCTTCTCCGATTCGTACTTCTCCTGCCCGGTCATGAGGTCGGTGCGGACGAGCTTCATCGGCTTCCCATCGGTCGTGCAGTAGACAAAGCCATTCTTCGGGTTAAGTTGGCAACCTCCGCTGTGGACAATGGCGACATCGCCAGTGCGGGCACAAGAACACTGGTCAGCCCGCTCGTGCCCGTCCTCGCAGAGCCAAAAGCCCTTCGCCATCTTCTCGCCGACTTCCTTGATGCTCGCCTCTATCCCGTCCGCCTCGGCGGTCAGGCGCTCGACTTCCTTGCGCCGTTTCCCTGCCTGGGCCTGCGCGGCGCTGGCGTTCAAATCCTTGAGGGCGGCGTCAAGCTCCTCCTTCCACACATATTTCCTCTTTGCCCACCATCGGGCCAGAATCCTTATCATGCTGTTGGTTTGGTTTAATTTGTTTGGCCTTTTGACTTTTGCAGTTCCGCGAGGACCGCGCGGATCTCCGCCATGAGCTTCTTCACCGCCTTCTCGACGCTCTCCGCACGCACCTTGAAGACCGTGCCGGGCATGGCCTCAAGGGTGATGTGATATTCGGTGAACTGTCTCTGTTCGGCTTGCATGGAGGGGATTGATTGTAATTCTACGGGTTTCGGGAGGGAAATCAATGCACAAGCGGACCTTCAAATCTGATACTATCGGGGCATGGATTTCAAAGTCGGTGACACTGTTCGGTTGAAATCGGGCGGGCCGCTGATGACCGTGATGGAGATCTCCGGGAATCAGGTCAGATGTCAGTGGTTCGACGAGAAGAACCTGCCGCAGACGCGCCTATTCCTGTCGGCCACTCTTATGGCCGACGACGACTCGATACGCGTGTTCTGATTCAGACGTTGATGACCCGGTACTTGAACGGCTCTTTGACGAGGAGATACCTGTAGTCAAGGTGCTCCGGCAGCCATAGGACTTCGATGAGCTTCTTGATGATTTTGTAATCCCGCTGTTCCATGCCCTTCATCTCTTGCAACGTGTAGCTTCCGTCGTTCTCACGCACCCGGAAATCGACCTTGTGCCGGAGGATGAACTCCCCGCTTTTCGGGTTCCGTATCTCGATGGAAAACTGCTTGTCCCACGCTTTGATATCCCCCGCCTTCAGCCTCCAATCCAATTCCATGGCCGCGTTCGCTTCCAAGATGCTGTCGTAGTGATACCCGTCGTAGAAACACGTCTTCGCATGATATTTGTTCTCTCCCTTTTTCGCCTTCGGGCTTCCCTGCACGCGACCGCAGAGGCAGATTGCGTCGCCCGTGTTGGTATCGACGAAATACCTGTGCGAGTGTCCGCCGAGGGGCTTGCGGGTCTGGAGGTAGGTCATACCTTCAGAGCTTCCTTGAAGCCGTCGGCCTTTCCGCGCTGGTACGCCTTATTACACTCATCAATCATTTCAGCGCTCATTATCGAATGCTCGTCAGCTCTCTCGGAAGCGGCGTAAGCGTCGAGCGCGGAGGAAAGCCAATCTTTCATATAAGCGAACAGTTCGGGCGTATCGAGCGGCATTATAAAGCCGTCTTTCGGCTCCCAGAAAAACTTCGTCTCCAACTCCTTCAAGATTTCTTCTTTGGTCATGCCTCGCTTTCGTTAATTTCCTCCTCCTCGCCGTCCTCGACCAATGACGGCTCCTCTCCTGTCGGCTTTCCCGTCGGAACCTCCTCGCCCATGCACCGCCGGCAGAATCGCGGATCGGCGACGCTCGGGACGTTGTGCCACTTCCCGCACCGGCAGAGCGTCGTGTCGTCCATCCTCGGATTGAGGCGCAGGGTGCATTTGCGGCAGGAGCGGCTCATGGGCGATAGCTGTGATGCTTGTTTTTCCTCCATGCCTCGGCCGCTTTTCTCGTTCTTTCCGTCCCGACCATCATGCACTTCCGCGAGCAGTATTTCGGATAGTCCGAGAGGTGCTTCACGTTGCATGAAAACTCCCGTCCGCAGTCCGCGTTCTCGCACTCGAAGATTTTCAGGTTCTTGGTGACGGTGCGTACGAACATGGTTCAGGATTTGACATGCCTGCAGAGGCCCGTGTAGGCGTACGCCTTGCATCCGACGGGGCACGCCCTCGGTCCGTCCTGCGGGCAACCGTGCGGCCCGTTGTCTCTGGCTTTGAAGCAGGGCGTGCATTCCTGGACGAGGTTCGGCGCGGAAGGGTTGAGGCAGGTCGAGCAGAGCTTTCCCGTCATGAAGTCGCGCTTCATCTTGCGGTGCTCGTCGTCCCGCCCCTTGAGGTAGAAATAGCGCTCGTTCGGCGGAAGGTTGTCTATCTGGGCTTGGGTCAGCATGGAAGTTAATCTTTAGATAATCCTAAGTTCTACTTGCCGTCACCCAGAAGCATTGACGGATTCTTCGACACGTTTTCCGCCATAGTCAGTCCGTTCTTCATCACCGCATAGGGCAAAAACACCGACTGGACGTTCGCCATCTTCGTCTCGACCAAGGCCATCTGCGCCTCAACCCAGTCCTTCACGATGCGCCACGCCACCCGCACCGCCTGTTCACGGTTCGTGAGAGACCTGGGAACATGCCTGTCCTGCTCCAGAATCGTGAGGACGGGCTTCCAGTCGCACGGAAGGCGGAACGCTATGCTCTGGCCGTCCAAACTGATTCTGAACGAGATCGCGGTGACATAGCTGTCCTTCGGGTCGTACTCGGTGAGCACTGCCTGCGCTCCGTGCATCGAGAGACATTTAGCAATCTCCGATGCGGTCTTGTCGGCGTCGATTTTGGTCGTGTAGTTGAGGAGGGCCATGCTAGGGTTTAACGTTTCGCGGATACGGAAGCAAATTATCATCTTCCGGCCATCCGTCCACAAGGACATACCCTTCGTTGCTGTCGGCGTTTCCGATGGACTGAATTGCAAACTTCTTCAGAAGCCGCGTCAATGTCTTCTGTGAATCCCACGAAATGAGAACATACCCGACGTACGGGCTCTCGCCGCCCTCGCCAATGGTCCCTTGACAGCTCGCATATGTCCGCACACCGTCCTCCCGATTGAGAACCTCGACGATGGTCGCAATCCTCTCATCTACATCGATCCACACTTGGACTGGTCTCGTTTTGTGTATCTTCATGGATTCGTAGTAAATTCGCACGTCGTCGTTTCGTTCACGTCGTCGTCGAGCCACTGGTAGCAGCTCCCGTCCACCGATTCGACCTTTGAGAGCATGGTGGAGCTGTCGAGCCATTGCGTCGTCATGTATTTCCCGGCGGCGTTGTCGAGGAATTGCATGTCCACCTTGTCGGGCCTAATCGCATCCTGCGTCATCGAGAAACAGACGTTCGATGTCGGCGTGACTATCTGGTTCACGGCGCACACCTGCCCCGCGATGAGTTGGAAGACGAGGGGGACGGCGGCGGTCACGAGGATGTTCATGGTCTTCGTTCGGTTTGATTTTTCTTCACCCGTCCGTTCCTCTTGTCCAGCCGTTTGAGGCAGTTTGCGCACCGGAAGGTGACGACATGCGAAACGGGATGGCCCGTAATCGCCATCCGGCAACCGCAACATTGGGATTTAATTGGTTTTATGTTCATGCGAACAGTGCGTTGGTTTGTTTCGGCACCTCGACTGGTTGCACCTCATAGGCGAATTTCTGCTCGAAGAACGGAATCCTGCCCTTCAGATCGTCGATGTGGACAAGCTCCGCCGAGTGGTCCTGCACGCGGTTGCGGAACGTCTTGACCTTGAGGGGCACGCTTATCTCCCCCCGCAAAAACATTCCGCCCCTCCGCGTGATGCACCAATAGCCGGCCCTGCCGTCCACCTTCGCCACCAGGCCGTGAAACCTGAGCTTGGTGAAGTTGCAAAAGGCGTTGACGGACAGATGCAAATCGTTCTGGAGATGGAATTCGTTCCTGCCGTTGGCGTGGACGAATTGGATGGCGGCGATGAGCACGCTCACCAATCCGCCGTTCAGCGTGTGCCAGTACGCCTTCACGCTCGCCCCGCATGTGGGACAGTGTTCGTCGTTCATGGAAATAAATGATGTTCACTATGCCATCGGACGGTGTGTTTACATTTGCCGCTGTAGTGCGTACGTTTGCATTTTGGGCACGTACCTTTCGCGCGGCACATATTTACGCACCGTGGAAAGCGACACTTCATGTGAGGCTGGAGATGGTGAGCTGAGCAGTCAATTTTTGACAGGTCTCTCATGGATCAAAACGGTATTTCAGCCGGGTTTATCTCGCCCTTTGGCTCTCCCCCGAAAAGGTCGGTCATGCCGCGCCCCGTGTCCTCCTCGTCGCCGCCGACGGTGCGGGCTTCCGGTTTCGCTTCCTGCGCGGCCGGCGCCGCCTTCTCTGTCTTCGGTTCCGCTTTCTTCTCCCCCTGCGGACGCTGACCGAGCTGAAGGTTCTCGCAGATGATCTCCGTCATCCAACGCTTCACGTTCTGCTTGTCCGTCCATTCGCGCGTTTCGAGCCGCCCTTCGATGAGGCACTCGGAACCCTTCTGCAGCCAGGTCGCGGCGACTTCCGCCTGCTTGCCCCAGATGACGACGTTGTGAAACTGGACGCTCTCCTGTTTGCCGTTGTCCTTGTCCGTCCACGTCCGATTCGTGGCGACGCGGATGGTCGTCACCGGCTGGCCGCCCGGCGTCGAACGAAGCTCCGGGTCTGCCGTGACGCGTCCGACGAGAATGACTTTGCAGTAATCCATTGATGTGATGTGGTTATTTTGTTTTGAGAAGCTCGGGGTTCTCGTAGATGTTGCCGATGACCTCGATGTATAAAGCGTTCAGTGCTTCGGAAATCCCATTCGTCTCGGAATCGTATCCATCCAAGTCGAATGCCGGATATAGTCCATCATCGAAGTATTTGACGAGATACGTCTTTGCTGTCGCATCATCCTGGAATTCCGACACTTTGACAATGTCGCCTTCGTAGATTTCGTTTCCCTTATGGTCTTTGAGGCCCGTGAACTGCATGGGCACGAACTTGTCGAGGGGATAGATTTTGCTCAACTTGGTCGATACGAAATGCACGTTGATGAATTCTCCCGTCGAAGGCAGGATGGTCATCTGGTCCGTGCCAAGCTCCTCGGCCGGAAACATGTGCTTTAGGCCCGTGTGCCATCCCCTGAATTTGATTTGTCGCATGCTCATGGTTATTTGAGTTTGTGTACGCCGACCAGCTTGTAGAGCTTCACTTCTCCGTTCACCGTGTCGGTGAAGACAAAGAACGTTCCGTCGCTCACATAGCCGTGCTTTTCGAGGAACGCCTGATACCGCTTGTTGCTCTCCAGCTTCTCCTGCTCCTGTTTCGCCTTCAGCTCCGCCTCCGCCTTCTCCCGCTCTACCCGCTCTTCGGCCTCCTTCTTTTCGCGGGCCTCCCGTTCCTCCTTCTCCTTCTGCTCGCGTGCAAGCCGTTCGCGTTCGTCCTGCCGCGCCTTCTCCTCGCGCTCCCGCATCTCCTTCTCGCGTTCGAGCTGCGCCTTTTCCTCCGCAACCCTTTGCTTCTCGCCCTCGATGTATAGGCGGTCCTTCTCGTTCTTGTCGGCGACGCGCTGATTGCAGTAGCCCTCGAACGCCGGACCGTCCATGTCGAGGAGAACATCATCGCCGGGGAACGGCAGACCGTCCGCGATGGCCTCTAGTTTGGCCATACGCGCGGGCAACAGCTCGACGCGGGCCTTGCGCTCGATGATGTGGTCGGCCTCGTTGAGGAGCGTGTCGAGACGGTCCTCCGCCGGCTTTATGATCGCCACGAACTCCTTCTCCTTCTCGATGACCGCGTTGCGGAAGGCGTTGGCGTCGTCGCGCATCGCCTTGCCGGTCTTCGTTATGTCGTTGCGGACGTGGACGAGGTTGAGCTTCGCGGCCTTCACCCTGCCGTACTGCGCCTCGTCGAACGCGTCGGGAAGGTTGAGCGCCTTCGCCTCCTCCGCGAGCTTCGCCAGCTCCGCCTTCGTCGGACTGAATTTTTCAATTGACAGTTCCATGTGTGAGTAATTTGATTAGGTTTCTTACGCCTCGACCTCCCAACTGCCGCTTCTGGTCGTAGAACTTCCCCGTCGTCGGCCAGTAGTCGTACGGTCCGACGCGGTAATGGCTCGAACTGAAGCTGAGAACCCTGAACGGAATGCCTGCGTCCTGGAGCATCCTGACCGATGACTCCTCGTTCCGATGCCGCTTCGCTTGGCTGTCTTTCCGGATTGCCGCCCACATCTCTCCGTCTTCGCTCATGGTCAGAAAGAAAGGCGGGTTACGATTTCGTTGACCTCGGCGATGACCTCTCGCTCGTAGGTGAGCATGGACTCTATCTCTGATTGCACCTCGGCCCGTGTGACCGTCAGCTCGAAGTAGTCCAGCTTGGCCTGCCTGCTGTCGGGGTCGGCGAACATCTGGAAGCGGGGGTCAAAGAAGATGAAATGCAATGTCTGGAGCTTGTCGTTCACGATGAAATACTGGAGCTTCTGGTATTCGTAGTCCGCCGGAATCTGCCTCGTGAGGAACGCCTCGATGTGCCGGGCGGACGAGAGGCACTTCGCCTCCACCGCCTCCGTCTCCGATATGACCCCGTCGGGCGACACCGCGATGTTCTCGTTGTCGTCGCGCGTCCAGATGACGAGCGAGGTGTCCACTTCGACGCCGGGATGCTCCAGCTTGAAGCGCTCGATGGCGTCCTTCTCAAGCCGGGCGCCGCGCTCCATCGCGGTCTCGTCGTCCTCGGGCGGAAGGCCCAGCTTCTCGGCGATCAGTTCGTAAAAGCCGATTTTCTTGCCGTTGCCGCGCTTGACGACAATATCCTTGAGCCGCGAGCCCGTTATCTTCCCCCGCCGCAACGCGAGCCACTCCATCCTCCCCTCGCTGCCGTTATCGAAGGTTAGGGTCTTCATTGACGTTCGGAATGGTCAGTTTCTCTTTCAGCGACTCTTTGAGCTGGTTGAGCGCGGTCTTCGCCTCGGCGGGAAGCCCCGCCCATGCGGTCTTCAATTCCTCAAGGTTCTTCGCCCCGTTGAGCTTCGCCTCGTACTCCGTCATGTCGTGGACGACTGCTGCGGGCTTTGCCACCGTGTCGCGCTCGATTTCCTCCTCGACGTAGTTCTGCGCCAGCTCCTCGGGGCACGCCTTGCGGAGCGCGTGCATCTCGGCGACCTTCGCTATCATCGTGCGCGGCTTCGTCACCCAGAGGTTCCGGTTGGTGCTGTATTCGTTGAAGTAGACCTTGGCCTTGAAGTCCCCGATGTGGCCGTTGGCGAACATCTTGTGGACGGTCATGGAGCACGCAAGGCCCAGATCCTTCGCGCCCTCCTTCTCCTGCGTGTAGACCGGCTCGTCCTCGCCGACGACGCCGCTCTTCGCGCCGATCTTGCGGGCGTAGTCAATCGAGGTGACCAGGCTGTACGTGCTCCCGTAGGAAATCGCGTACACGTTCCGCTCCCTGAAGTCCTTGAAGTCGAAACCCCGGATGATGCCGTCCGTGATGGCCAGCTTCATGTTCTCCTCGGACAGCCCTTTGAAAGTCGTCTTGAGGAGCGCGTTGAAAACCTCGGGGTTCTCAAGCTCCTTCTTCACCTCCTCCTGAATGATGGTTATGTCTGACATTGATGGTTTATTGTGATTTTCTTGCCGGGCAGCTTCGACACTTCAACGTGACCTGCCCTTCCTCTTCTCCGCTGAAATCCTCTATCTCGAAATCGTGCGGCTCCTCGCCTCTCGCGCACGGGGAATCATATTCGTCGTCTGACATTGATGTTTTGGATTCGTCCGGCCGCCATCGGGAACCTCATCAGTTTGACCGATGACTGGAAGCCGGACGAATGATGACGTTGCTGTTTGACCTTTGCTGTTTACTGAAAGGCGAAATGAAAACCGACGACCAAGAGATATGCAACGACGGCTATGATGATGCTTCCTGCGACCACCTTCACCGCCGCCCCGAGAAACGTGTCCCGCTTCACGATGCGACCCGAGATGGGGTCAACCATCATGCTCCACAAAAGCGATTCCCGAATCATTGATGTTTTGTGATTTGTTGTTTGCTGATTCGCTGGTGGTGGAGTCAGACGGCTTTCACGTCGTTGGGGTTGATAAAACCCTTGCGCATCACCTTTGTTCTCATCCTTTCCTTGCGGTCAGGTAGGTGGGAGCCGGATTATCAATCGGCTCGCCTTTATCTTGGCGCGAGAGCATTGTGGTAGTTGAGGTAACGTTACCGGCCTCCCCATACGACTTTCCACTCCGTGTTTATCGCTTTCGAAGGCGACATTACCACGGTCAGCTCCTATTATTCCCCCATCAACGAACCAGCTTCGACCTTTTAATGAATTTTGACCGCCAAGTCCTGAGATTTGTCGCGGTCTAGATACGCTTCACCAGTTATCGCAAGCATCGTCTCGCCGTTCCACACATAGAGTCCGTAGCAACCTTGGCAATAATATACGTCTTCATTGGTGCTCGCGCCCTCGTAGTAATAGCGAAGACCGTGCTTCGTACCGCAGTGGGAGCATCCCGAATCAGTCATCTCTATAGGGGCAGAAATCTGTTTCATAAGTACTTGTTAGTTACGACCTTTGACCTAACTATACACCTTGCTATACACGGGTCAAGTGCATAACTTTCGCCCGTGTTTGCTCGCTTTTCTGCGGTACTTGCGAAATATCTGCCATACCCTCCCGCGCGAGATGCGGAAGGACTTGCCGATATCCGCATAGGACAGACCCGCCCGCACCATCGTGTTTATCATGTCCGCCCTTTGTTCCGCCAACTCTCCGTTTAATCTCATGCCTTGAACTATAGCGGTTGGTATACATAAGTCAATGGTGCGAATTGTGCGCAACTTATCCACATCCTTCTCTTCTCACTTACAGGGAAACGTCTTAGTCTTAAGTCAGAACCTTATAAGGAGGGTTCTCATATGGCAGACAACCGCAAGGACGTTTTCGTGATTCAGAAGGACGGCGAAAAGAACTACTGGCACAGGTGCGGCTGCGGTTTCGTCAACCGCGACGGCAGCATCAATCTCAAACTGGATTTGTTTCCGGGCGTTCAGATTCAGGTGCGCGACCCGAAGGAGAAGGAGAATGGCGAACAGCACTAGGCCGTATCTCGACTTCAAGGACATCAAGGCGAGGGCGGACTTCCTGTCCGTCCTCGACCGTTACCGCGTGCAGGTGCGGCGGGTCAACGCCTCGCAGTTCAAGGCGGACTGCCCGCTCCCCTCGCACGGGAACAAACAGGAGCACGGCACGTTCGGCGTGAACACGGAGAAGGGCGTCTTCAAATGCTTCTCGGACTCCTGTCGCAAGGCGGGGAACGGGTCGCAGGGCAACGTCATCGACTTCGTGAAGCTGATGGACGGTTCGACGCCCTACGACGCCGCGGCGAAGCTCAATGACTGGTTTCCTGTTTACAACGGTGCGACGACTTCCAAAACGGGAACGCCGCAAAAGTCGTCAACCAACGGCGACGGAAAGGAGGCAACGGTGGAGCCGCACGACGGCATGATGACCAGGGAGCTGTTCACCAAGATTGTGAACGACGCGGAACCCAACCGTCCGCTCGCCTTCACCTTGAAGGACGTGAACCCCGAGCATCCGATGATTCAGAGTCGGGGCATCTCCGTCGAAACGGCCAAACTCTACGGCGTGGGGTTCTTCCCCGGCAAGGGAAGCATGGCGAACCGCATCGTCTTTCCGCTGTACGAAGTGCTGCGGAATAACATCGACGGCACGAGCCAGACGGCGCTCGTGGGATACGCGGGACGGACGACGCTCGAAGTCGCGCCGGAGAATCCGAAGTGGAAACTGCCGGCGGGGCTTCGCAAGAGCTTCGTCTACGGCCTCGACAAGTGCGACGCGCACAAGCCGCTCATCATCACGGAGTCGCTGTGGGCGCCGCTCTGGTTCCGCGAAAAGGGAATGCAGGCGGCGGCCCTGATGGGCACGGAGATGACGGCGGAACAGGAGGCGTGCCTCGCGCCGTTCAAGATTGTCTGGGTCTGCTTCGACAACGACGGAGCGGGGCAAGAAAAAAGCCGCCTAATCGTCGAACGGTTGAAGGCGGCCGGACACACGGTGTTCAAAGCTAACCTGCGAGAGTAGCATCAGCCACGGATTCTTCCGTGGCTTTTTCTTTCGGCGGACGGCCCTTCTTCTTCGGCGGAACGAAGTCGAGCGTCGCCTGCCCGTATCCCAACGTCTCAAGGCGGGAATCTATCTCACCCCGCTCGCGGAGCAGGAGCGCTATCGCCTCCTGTCTCAACGACTCTGCCTTTTGAATCGCCTCCGACATCTACCACCACCCCTTCTTTTTCTGCGGCTCCTTGAACCGCTCGGGGATCGGCGGGTCTCTCTCGACGAACCGGCCCCTGTAGTCCCTGTCCTTCTTCGGCTTGTCGCCCGCATAGGTCAGGTTCCACCGCCTCCCGCGTCCGCTTATCCTCTGCCTGCCGTGGAATATCGCCATCGGCACCTCCTCGATTCGAGTATGCGGGTCACCGGTTGCGGAGTAAATGGGCCGCGCTCACTTCCATTCGCGCGATTCGCTGGATGTCACTGGAGTTTGAAAAAGCGGGCCGTCCCGTATCCCTGCATGAGATACGTCGAGGTGCAAGGGGGGAATGAGAACTTCTTCCCGAGGGCGTACGGGCCGCCGGGGGCGCCCTCGGTCGCGCACCAGAGCGCCAGCCATCCGTCCCTCCGGCTCGCCGCGTCGTCGGCCTGAATCCTGAACCGCCCCCACTCCTGCGGCATCGTCACGCGGGCGAAGCACCCCGTGTGGAACTCGTAGCGGAAATCGGTCCCCTTGAACTTCGTGAAGTCCTGCGGCGCGACCTCGTCCGAGCCGCACCAGCGTTCGTCGTATCCGGGGGGCGCGAGGGTCTCCGCCGTCTGGGGCGGCCTCGTCAGATGGTAGATTTGCGCCGCGATGCCGAGGCCGATCCATACGGCGATGCAGAGCACGACTATCTTCACGGTCCGCCGGCGCCTGACGGTTCTCTCGTCCATGCCCCGCATTGTATCCCCAAGCACCTTGGGCGGCGCGGGCGGGAGAGAAAAGAGCGTAAATCGAAGCGGACACGAAAAAGGCCGGAAGCCGTGATTGACCTCCGGCCTTGTCATAACCGTCTTACAGCTTCTTCGCGTCCTCGCGTTCTAACCTCAACTCGAAATAGAGCTGGAGTTTTTCGGCTTTGGATGCCTTCTCGATCCAAGCGCGGAGGCCGCCTTTGAAACTGTTTCCCATTCCGCCCCAGCCGTTCTTTTCCTTTCTCGATTTGATGCCGAGGCGCTTTGCGACGGGGACGAGAGAAGTGAAGCGGTGCTTGCTAAGGGCGTCTTCGAGCAACACGCCGAGTGCGTCCTCGGAAAGCGGCCACGCAACCTTGGCCTTGATTATCGCGACGAAATCGGCATATGCTTTGTCATCCCTGGCGCGTTGCCGCGCGAGTTCCTTCTTCCGTTTCTCCCGCTCCTTCGGCGACATGGCATAGCCGCTGTTGCTGTGGTTGGCGTGGTGCTTTTTGCAGTCATCGTCGCGGCATAGCCAGATGGTCGTCCCGATGTCCGGTCCCTCAACCACGATGCCCTGTTCGGCGAACTCGCAGTGGTCCTTCTTCTTCGTGCCGAGGCCCGTGTAACTGCTCCGGCCGATGGCTCCCTTCATCTCGGGCGTGCCGTAACCCTTGCTAACCATGACCAGGTTCTCGTCCCCGTCGAGGCGCCACTTGAGATACGCGGCCATCTTGTTCCCCCAGCACCGCAGGTCGGTGCATTGGCCCTCCTTCACCATCCCGAAAAGGGAGGGACGGTTCGGCGGACAGGACGTGCACGGGCCGACGAGCTTTGCGATTGCCGGGTCGGTCATCCACGGCTGATACGACAGCGGCCGATAGAACTTGTCGGTTATCCAGTTCTTGAGGGCTGCGATGTCCGGTGCCTCGCCCCATTCGCCGAGATATTTGAGCGCGGCTTTCTGCTCCTCGGGCGTGAGCTTTGCGATGAGAACCGCATGCCCCTCGGTGAAATCGCCGTTGCGATATTTCTTCGCCGCCGGCGGGATGAGGTTTGTCAGGAAGAGGCGGCCTCTCACGTAGGTCTCCGACTTTCCGACCCGCAAGGCGACGTTCTTCACGTCGTAGCCCTTGTCCTCGATGAGCCTGCGGTACGCCTCGCCTTCCTCAAGCGGATGGATGTCGGCACGTTGAAGGTTCTCCACGATCTGCGCCTCGGCCGCCTCCTCGTCGGTCATCTCCTGCACCTGCGCCGGAATCGTCTCCAACTTCAACTCCTGCGCCGCCCGGAACCGTCGGTTGCCCGCCACGATTTCGAAATCTTTCCCCACCTTCTTGCGCGGCCTCACGAGCACCGCAGTCAGCACGCCCTTTTCCCTGATGCTCGCCACCAGCTCGTCGAACTCCTTGCCTTCGAAATCTTTCCCCCGAGGATTGGTCTCCGACTCGTAGCACGCCGACACCTTCACTTCTTGCAATTGCATGTAAATGGTGATGATTTAGTTTGTTTGACCGTCCTATGCCGCCTTCCGTCTCGGCCTGTAGTACATGCCCGCCGTCCCCGCCTTCTGCCGGCATCTGAACCTCGTGCAGTACTTCGGATATTTCGTCTTTCCCCCGCAGTTCACGCAACGGTTCACCTGCCTGTTTTCGAGCCACGTTTTGAGCGCCTGAACGTCCCTGAAGATGTGACGCTTTCGGTCGTCACCCTCCGATTCGTCGAAGTGTCTCTCCTCGTCGTCGTGCATGTATTCGACGATTCGCCTGACGCTTTCGACAATCTGTTTGTCAGCTATCATTCGAGTTAGTAAGTTGGTTTTGACCTTTTAATGATTGTTTCATAACCACGGGAAGACGCAAGCCCCCGATATCCACAAGCTACCGGGGGCTTTTGCGAATCAGTATTCGTCGGGAAGCAGAAGCGTCGTCGCTGAGCGGTCCGCTTCGGTGATGACCCAAACCTTGACCCCGGATGACGATTGGTAGGCCGACAGCAACCGTTCGCCTTCCGTCAATGCCCGGTCGTTGCTCTCCTTGTCCTCGTCGGGAACCGTTCCCCAGTCACCATGTGCGTGGCGGGTCAGCATGACATGCACGTCGTCCGGCGACATGGCCGCTTGCGCGCCCGGCGTCACCAGCACCTGGCCGAGTTCGAAGTATTCCATCGGGTTTTTTGTTTGACCTTTTTCGACCTTTGCGCCGTTTCGATTCACGGCATGGAGGGAATACGGGGAAGGTTTCCCCGCGGTCAAGGTGGAACCGTCCGTAGCGTTGCCGCTCGCGCCGGCAGGCGCGGCGGCGAAGAGTCGAACGACCTTGACGGCGTGGGAAAGGGTTCCCCGTACCATTGACGCCTCCGCGTGAATCGAAACGCGCGCAATACCCCCTGTTTTAAACATTGTGGAAAGGCGGTGGTGAATCGGTCTACGTTTGTGCAAAAGTCAGGACAAACCATTGAAACATTAGGGGCTTCGAACGTTTCCACAACTGGATGCTCGGGGAATGATTTATCCTGAGCCTATCTCCCTAAAAACAAATGGCTTATTTTTTCTGTAATCGCGCACTCGGATCGGCTACAGTGAAGGCGATGAAACCGAATGGCCGCCGCGCCGAAAACGCGGAGATATTCCATAAGATACGGTTCTACGCCGTCGAGGTCTCCGCGACCGCAGCGTTCCTTGTGTGGCTGGCGAGGGCGCTTTGGCACGAGCTGGGCCTGTGATACCGACGAAGAGGCGCGCGGCGCAGTGCCTGTGGCGGAAGGTCGAGTCGGCGAGACCGAACCGCGAAGGCCGCGCCGCGCGCCACCTATGAGAGGTCTTTCAGCACCTTCGCCGCAACGTCCTTCTTCCAGTTCGAATAGCGCATGAGGGACTGCTTCACCAGCTCCTCCTTCGCCATCTCGTCGCCCTGGCGTTTGAGCGGAGGGTGGCATCTGACCCTCTCCACGACGGGTTCGTTGTGGGCGTCGAACGTCCGCGCCCAGAATTCGTAGCGGGGGAGCGCGGTGATGTGTTCGGGCAGGAGCGCCTGACCCTTGAAGTTGACGTAGCGCCAGCTGTCCGCTATCGCCTTGGCGTCCTCGCCGGAGACGTTGTAGGCGATCTGCGTGGGGCAATTCGAAAAGAGGTCCTTGGCGAACGGGAGCTGGTACATCCCCTGCGTGGCGTTCACCGTCGAGATGCCGTACTTCCTGCCCTCGGCGAGCAGGGAGGCGAACCGGCCGCCGTGGATGCCGTTCTGCACCTCGTCGAAGACGCAGAGGAAATGGGGACGCTCCTTCTGCTTCTCCCGCCTCAGGGCCGCTATCGAAACCATGGAGACGACGAACGAATAGAGAAGCTGGGCCACCTCCTCGCCCAATCTCCCTTTCGAGAAGCGGCACACGAGAACCTTGCTCGTGTTCATGATGTCGAGGAAGTCGAGCGAGGTCTCCTGACCGATGACGGGCATGATGTTGGGCCGCAAAAACTTCGCGAACTTGTTTATGGCCGGGCTGAACTTGCTCATCTGCTCCGAATCCCTGAGTTTCTCGTCGTACTGTTTTTGGAAAAAACGAAGCAACGGGTCCTTCGATGCGTCGAGCACCTTCGTGCGGAATCCGTCGTCCACCATGAAGCGGAAAACGTGCACGGGGGTCGGATGCTCGAACCGTTTGCACACGGCGTCGATGGCGTTCACCGTGACCCGTGCCGACTCGTCGCCCCACGCGGAACCCGCGAGCGATTTGACCGTGCTGAAAAGCGTCTCCTTCCCCATCTCCAGCTCCTTGGCGTTTTTGAAGTAGAGGGGATTGAGCGGCGGGACGCTGGAACGGTCAGGGTCGAACCAGATGAAGTCCTGGACCCGTGTTTTCGGAAAATGGCTGGCTATGTAGTCAGCGGCGTCGCCGTGCGGGTCGATGAAAAGTCCGCCGCCGCCGGAACGAACCCATCCCAAAAACAGGTTTTGGAGAAGGGATGTCTTGCCCATGCCGCTCATCCCCTCGACGTTGGTGTGTTTGGTCAGGTCGATTGAGAAGTCGCCTTTGGAGGTGGTGCCGATGGATGTCATGCTCTGGGGGCGACGGCTGGCTCGGATTTGTTTGCCTCAATCCTTTTGGTGAGTCAGCCGCCATTCTCAAAGTACGAACCGCCGCCCCCGCCCCCACCTGGGCGCAGGACATGCGCTGGAAGGGTGAGGGCGGACGGCAAATGCGGATCTAAGTCCGCCCCTCAACTCGTAAGCTGAGATTGCCTTAATTATGGACTGGCTTCGGAAAAAGAGTAGGTGTGGACATCGTAGTCCTTCGGGCACCAGAAGATTGCGCCGCCCGGATTGTGCTTGACGCTCTCCATGTCCGTCGTCCAAAGCCATCGGTAGGGATAGTCCTTTTCGATTCGGTTCAAAAAGTTCCTGACGTGGTTCTGTTCGGTGAAGACGAAGATGACCTTGGCGTCCTTCCGGTTTTTGAGCAGGGCATTATACCGCTTCACCTTCACGTCCAAATCGGTCTCGCCGTTCCTGCTCGATGGGGTGGAGTGCTGGTATTCGAGGAAGTAGTTGATGCCCTCGATATTGAACCGGGCGTCGGGATAGAAGCCGACGCTCTGGCCGTCCACCTCCGCCGTCTGCCTCATGTCCTCCCGTTTCTGGAGCCAATGGAACAGGTCGAACTTGGAATGGAGCGCGAGATGGATGAGCGTGAGTCCCCGGTCGTGGTCAACGATGTTCTTTGACTTCTCCTTCCACGCGACCACGGGCAACGTGTATTTCACCGCCTCGGTCTCCCCTTTCGGCGTGAGATACCAGAACCATGGAGTAGCAATCGTCCGTCCGCCGAGCTTGGCGATTCTGTTGACATGCTTGCATTGCTCGCATTCGACTTCCTCGAAGTAAGTCAAGGATTCGTTCGTTCCTTGGATGCGGTCGAGATATCCTGCCGCCAAAAACTGCCGGAGCCGCTTCCTGACCTGCACCACGGGGCGCGAAGTCAGCTTCGCCAATTCCTCGGCTGCGATGAGCGGGAAGGTGCCGACCAAAACGAAGATGGCGGCGTCAGTGTTGCGGCGATAGAGGCCGCGGCTTGCGCGGTCCTTTTCGGCGGTCTGGGGCTGGGGGTTCATGGTCGTCTCCGTTGAATTTCGGGCGGGATTCGTTCTCCAGGCGGTCGGCTTCGGCGCCGGAAACGGGTCGGGGCTGGGCTCTCTCGAATTCTACAATCTGCCTGTCGTTTGGCAAGAAGTGCCTTATGCAGGGGACGGTCCGCTTTTGCGTGCCAGTGGGGAGCTTCACGTGGTAGATTCCCCGAGGCGTGGCCAGACGCTCCGCCGCCATGGAGGTCTTTTCTTCGAGCGAATATTCGGCCCTTCCCGTCACCATGTTCCGGCGTCCGGGCTCGAAACGGAATCCGGTGAGGACGCTCTCGCCGTCGGGATACTGGGTGACGTTCTCGAAGGGCTGAAGCACCTGCTCGTAGCCGTAGTAGGTCTCCTTGATTTTCCGGGCGTTCAGATCGGCGGCGAAAAGCTCCGGCGTCTGGCGGCGGCGGTCCCAATATCCCTGTCCGCCGAATGTGATTCGGATTCCGCAGTTCGTGTCGAGCGAGGCGCGGATTCGCTCGTCCTGGAACTGGGATTCCGAGTGGCAGATGAGCGAGAAGCGGAGGCCTTTCGCACGCCCGGTGTCGAGCAATCGCACCGCGTCGAAGCTCAAATAATGTTCGCACTCGTCGAGGTCGATGAAGAACCGCCCCTCGGCCCGCAGAAGCTCCGACACGAGGAGCGACGCGAAGACCGAGATGGCGTCCCACGAGAGGTTGGAATTGGGCGTCAGGTCCACGGCGACGACGCTCCCGGCCTTCACCTCCGCCGGGATGTCGATGGCGTCCGGCAGGGAGGTGAAGCGGCGGAGCGCGAGCGAATTCACGAACTCGTTCAGGCGGTTCCATGTGGACCCTACCCTGTTGTTCCATTCGGCAAACCGGGTCATCGCGATGATTTGGGAAATCTGGCGCTTCACCTGGTCGCTCTTGGCCATCGTGAACGCCTTCCGCTGAAGCTCCGTCGCGCCGAACGCGAGCCATTCGACAGCCCGCTGAACCGGCTCTCCCGTCTCCGCGCACCAGCGGACGACGCCACCCGCCACGATTGCGTAGGACTGCATCTCGGCCAGATTCTTCACGCCCCACGCTCCGGCGATGGCGTTCGCGATGCGGCTCGAATGCGCGCCGATCTCCTCGCCCTGCAGGTTTGAAATCCAGTTGCACGCGGTGACGTTTTCGGGGTCGGAAAGGTTTATGCCGATGACCCGCTTCCGGGGGTTCATGTAGCGGAGATAATCCCAGTGCCGCCCGAAGACCCCTTTGCCGGACATGATTGACAGGTAACCGTCGTTGCCCTTCAGGCGGTTGCGGCGGCACGCCTCCGACCATGAGCTTTTGCCCATGCCGGTCGCGCCGGTCGCGATGAGATGCGTTGCGAATCCGTACCAGCTTCTGAACATAAGTGCCTCCAAAGATTTCACAGGTTGTCATGTGATAACCATTTCAACCGTCCGGTTAAAATGGTCGAACCGGTCACCGCCAGCGATAGCCGCCCAGCCGATAGGCGGTGAGAATCGGGTATCCCGAATCGTCGGCGATAGGCGCGATAGAGATGAGGGATACCCGACTCTCAGGGCAAAAGTGGCGGAAGTCGTAAACCCAATCGGAACAAGTCATATGCGGGCTACCGCAGATTTGCATTTCGGCGTTTCGGCGGTAGCCGCGCGATTCGATTTGACGATAGGATTTCACGAGTCGAACCCGCGGAAGTCGTCACCCTTGATGGCGAACCTGACCTCCTGCTCGATGGCGTCCTTCAGGTCTTGGCCGTAGGTCGGGTCTTTGTACAGTCCGGCGTATTTGTCGGACTTTCCCCGCGCGACCCTGAACGCCTGCACCTTCCCCTCGATTCTCGCGGCGACCTTGTCCGCGAGCGTGGGTTTCCTCGGGCGGTGCGGTGGAGGCGGCGGTGGAGGCGGAGGGGGTTCGGGTGCGGGAACGGGTGCGGGCTTCGCCATCTCCGCGAGGAGCGCCGTGTCGTCCCGGATGCTCTTCCCGAGCAGGCCGATGCCGGCGACGAAGATGAGAAGGAACGGAATCACCTTCGGCCTCCGTTCGTGAACGCCGCGAAGACCTGAAGAACCAGCGACTCGGGGACGAGCCAGATGGTGTAGCTCCGCCTTTGGGGGTTGGGTTTGGTTATCTTGATGACGCCGGGCAACGACATGAACATGCGGCGCACGCTGTCGTAGCTGATGGGATATCTCCGCGCGATCTGGCGGAGACGGAGGTATTTGACCGGCGATTGAAGGACCGGTTGCGTTTGCGTGGGGAAGGACATCGCTGTCTCCCCCTGCTTTTTCTGCCCGGCACGCGCAGGTCGTCGCACCGCAGGTTTCAGAGGCTAGTCTACCTGCCTAGGACGAAGCGTGAGCGGCTCCCGTCTGATGAGATCCGAAATCTGCCCTTCCTTCTCCCAAGCGATGCCAAACCAAAACCTAAATCGAAAAGCTCAAACGGCGGGTGTCGGGCCCGCAAAAACATTAGGAGAGTACCGAACCGAAGCTCCTATGGTCTCCGGTTTCCGTCTATGCTCCGACTTTAACAGATTCGGAGAATCGGATGCAATGGGCGGATTACGGGAACATTTGCAGGATTTATTTGACCCGTACGAGCTTCGGTTCCCACGTCTTTTCCATGAATGCGTCAAGGCGCTGTTGCCTTGCTGGAATCCACTGGGAATAGTGCTTCACGACGATGGCGGGACTGTTCCCCAAGACGGCCGCCACGTCCTCAACGCTCGCGCCCTTCATCAGGAGGTCGGCCGCCAGAGTGTGCCGGAACCGGTGCGGATGGTCGGGCGAGACCCCCGCGGCTTTGCACATCCGCTTGATGGTGCGGCGCCAGAGTTCGGTCAACGTGTGGACGTTCAGGGATTCGCCCCGGAGGAAGAAATACCCGCCGTGGGGCGGGAGTTTCTTGAGGAGCGAAACCAGTGTCTCGGGAATCAGGATTGAGACCGGCGTTCCCGCCTTAGTCGTGCGGAGATGGATTCGATTTTCGCCGAAAGAACCTGTGCGCAACACGACAACGTCTCCAATTCGGAGTCCAGTGTGTCGTAGGACAAGGACGAAGGCTAGCTCTCGGTCCGTCTTCGCCTGGGCGATGATTTTCTGGACTTCTTTTTCATCGAAGGGGAGTCGGGGAAGGGTCTTTACCTGCGGCGCTTTGATGCCTTGCGCGGGGCTCTTTTGGAGCCAGCCGTTCGAGACGCAGAAGTTGAAGAACGCGCGGATGCGTTCGAGCTCCTTGGCGGCGGTGCGAGGAGCAAGTGTACGCAGCTCCCGAAATGCTCTAACTTCATCAGCCGCCAATCCGGCAAGCAGAGCGATATTACGCTGTCGAGCGAACTCGGAAATTCTGCTTCGTAGCAGTCTGTATTTGCGTAGCGTCGAAGGATGAAGGTTGCGGGCAGCGCAGTCGGCGACGAACGCGTCGAGCGCCTTTTGGACGGTGATGATTTTCGGTTGTGGTTGGTCCTGTTTTCCATCTTCGATGTCGCGTTTTATCTTCTCGGCGGCCTCCCAGCTCCGGGTCTTCGCGGACTTCCGGTAGGGTTCTCCGAACAGGGTTCCCGTGAGCCACAGGTTGCACCGGCACTTCTTCGACGAGCGGTCGGCGGCGAATTTGCAGTTTGCTTTGTGCCGGCGGTAGATCGTGAGCACGTTGCCTCCGTGATTCGCTGATGGCGGGCGGGAGGGCTTGTCCTCCATAAGCTCGGACGCTTCCACTGGCCGTCGCCAGATTCGCGTTCCCGCGCCCCATCAAAGAACCACTGACCTAACTCTAGGACGAAACCGTGTACACGTCAATTCGCAGGATTTGAAGTGGTTGATTCAAAACGAGATATGTTGGTGGCGGGAGTGGGGGTCGAACCCACACAGTCCTCGCGGACTACCGGATTTTAAGTCCGGTGCGGCTGCCAATTACGCCATCCCGCCGCTACGCCCGTTAGTCTAGCAAGGTCTGGGGCATCAGT